TATTCTATCGCTCTTTATTACATAGACGTACTTCAGTTCTGTTGCTGCCCATCAGTTTACTGATAACTGCTCTATAAATCTATAAGGATTTGCTGTCCTACTTCAATACCGCCCGTTGCTACCTATTAGTAGTTACGTTCGGCGACTCAAGCTCAAGACGGAATCGTATAGTTTATTCTGCATAATTATTTCAAAGTTACGGTTGGCACTCGGATTTCCGACTCGATTTCTTTCTTACAACGAAAGGGGTATACCTATCGGGGGACATCCATTTTTGTTAAACATGTTTATTTTCTCTCTAACTCTCTTTTCTTAATACTTATCTAAAGCTATATACTTACTCATATACAATATACCAGCTTACTACTCTGTAGAGACTATATAATATTGTAAATATAATGCAAAGCACTAATACTTGTAGTTGTTGAAGGTTGACGGATCTTTCATTGCCATTGGTAATATGACATTCAGAATCAGGTCTACCTAAGTTTGTTTCCCAGTATCGCCTCTGAGAGCGGCTAACCTTGATTATATCGTAATCATCGCGTAGAGGAATCGTTTTTATCGACACTCCCAATGTACACATTTTTATCTTCACCACGCATATATGGCTGTTGTACCTTAAATCAGACTTTGACCGCGGCCTCGTTTCGCGTAGCATTTTAGCATTCGGATTTTGCCCAATCCGCTGGTCATTTTACTTTTATATCCCGCATAAACGACCAAAGCCTGGCGGACGTATTTCTTCATAAATCAGACGTTTTACCCCATTCCCAGACCCTAAGGTGACCCAAAAGGCAGCTGAATCGAACAGCCAGGATTTACATAGTCAGCATATTTACCATACACTTTGTAGGTATTATCCCTACAATATTGATTACTCCATACATTTTTTCACTCCTTCATACTCTACTTTGGTTGTAGAGGAACACTAAGCTATGCATTTGTCGTGATACTCTATAATAGAATTTGGCCTTGCCTTCATACAGCCATCCCATGCACTGTATTCTTCGGGGTTTCTTATTATAGTTTCATCTCGTGTAACGTTCTTGTATATATAGTATCATAATATACATTTCCGATACGGCATCAAGTTCTGTGTGATTATCTTCTCACAGCTTACGCGTCTTCTCATACTTCCATCACCAGACGGTTCTCACTTCCATATGAATAGGGTTTGATACTACGCTAGCCCTAATACAAATAGGTTTTTCAAGCCTAAATGTCTTCCATCCTATCTTTTGGGTTTCTCACGCTTTGAGAGCGCTAACATATTTTCGGATCAAGTTCTTTCGTTCCTAAGGCTAATGAGACCTTATATGGAACTAATATGCTGCTCCTATATACTAAGCGCATAGCTTACAATATATAGGAGCGCCGATTATACACGGTATACACTTGGTTCTTTTATTCTGATACTACTTCTGTAGAATCATGGGAGGTTTCCCAACTCCCCTTCGGTATTTTTAAACTAAAAGCTGGGAGATACGGAGTCTCAGCCTTAGACTTAGTACGAACCTTTACAACGTACTTAAGTTTTGTGTTAGTTACTTGGATTGTGTCGTGTTTTACAGTTTCTGTAAACACGGTATCCTTTTTAGCTTCTTTCTCAGTATTACTCTGATTCAAGAATAGCGGTGCTGATACCTTTGGCATCGGGTCCGCAAACACCACAGCATTTCCGGGTAACTGTGGTGGTCCTGACTTACTTACAGCTAAGCATATACCACTAATGGCAAATGCTATACAGCATAAAGTAGTTGTTAACTTATTCATCTTTGATAGATTCTTCGCCTTTCAAGACTCTGTAAGCCTTACCAATACGACTACTAATTTCGCGAACTTTTTCTTTAGTAGTCTCTATTAGTTTTTTGACTTCTCTTCTGTCTCTTTTGGCTCTTCTTCCTTAGCCTCTTCCTTTACTTCAGCTTCTTTCTTTTCTAAAGCTTCCAACTCTTCTTTAGACATAAACTGAAGCTCAGGTATCTCTGATGGTTTGTAATTAATCATCTGAGACAGCGGGCTGCGGAACAAGTTTGTTATAACTCCAGCTTGCATCTTCATATTGTTGAGCAAACTGTCTTGTTTAACACCATGAAGGTCTACTCCACGATACAGACTTTCTCTCAGAGATCTGAAAATCTTCATCGCAGTGTTGTCCTTTTCCTTACACTTATCTAAGAATGACTCAACTACCTCTTCAGTTGGCTCTGTAACGTACTTGATTGTAACATCAAATACATCGAGATTGTGCTTGAGTGTCTCAAGACGCTCCTCCTGATCTTTGATAGCCTTCTCATTCTTCTTAGAATCCTTCTTGAGAACTTTGAGATTCTTCTCTACAGCCTCAATAGACTTCTTTGTTTCTTCCTTCTTGAGGTTTGCCTTCCAAATGACAATCTCACGTACAACATCAGCTATAAACTGATCATCGTAGTCACACTTTCCAGTCTTGCGATCTGTAACCGTGTTCTTAAGATGGCAGAAGGCTGATACTGGAGACTTAGATGTAGAGGTAACGGTGTAAAGAAAGGAACCAATTCCATTCATTACTAACGGAGCCTCTCCAACAAGCTCTATGAGTTCATGCAACAGCTGAATACGAGTCATGCCCTTGGTGGCGTCGGCTTTGACTTTCTCCAAATATGCTGCATAAAGACTGATAGCCTTCTGGATGTTCTCAAGGTAATCCTTGCGCTCAGATAAGAAAATAAGAAGACTCTTGCGGAGCTGCATCTTATTCTCAATCTTGTTAACATCCAATTCTGGTTGTTCCTCAAGGAGTTCTTTCTCCTCCTTAAGCTTCTTCTTAGTTTCCGCAGAGACTTTTACGTTCTCTTGGGTGATAGTTACTTTACCATCCTTATCAGGAGCTGGTAATGACTTGAGGTTGATTGTTACACCAATCTCCTTAGCAACTTCTGCCATGTTCTCAAGTACTGCTGGACGCATTGTGCGAGACCATGGGGTGTCAGCAAGAGCTACTTCCTGAGCAAACATAGTCATTACACCAATAGCTGTACAACGATCCATCGTTTCAGCTACTTCTTTCTTAATCCCATAACGCTCTGCTGCAGCATCTGCATCGTGGAAATAAGAGTGACTCAGACTAAGCAAGTCTACTGTACGGTTCGGATCTAGACCACGAGCTGTAGCTTTCTTTACTTGCTCTGTAAATTCGCTCATTGTGTTTGAAGGTGTCTGAACCTCTTCTACTTTAGGCTCTTCTACCTTTTCCTCTTTCTTAGTCTCCACGATTGGAGATTCTACCTGAGGAGCTGCGTTTGCAGCCTTATTAGCTTGCTTTGCCTGTTTGTTAATAGGCTTATTTTTCTTACTCATTTTGATAATGATTTTAAAAAGTTAAATACTTGTGAATATAATCACGTTAAATTAATAGTTTCTGAGTTTGTTCATGAAAGTCATGATGTATCGAAGTATGTAAACATAATTGTGGTGGTTTTAAAGGTGAGTAAACTATTCCGCTTTTAAATAGCGGACTGTTGAAACTAATCCGTAACGATTCAAGTGTGTTTTTATCCTTACCCACAGGTTTTAGCTGAAAGCTTAGAATGTCTCCTAACATCGCATCTGCCAAATGGGTTATACCCGATGTGTTAGTTGACGCCTGTGTGGGACACACTTGAACTGTACTTTTCTTAGTTTCATCGGAGTTATGTGAAGTTGACTTCACGATAACTGTAGCTACTGCAAAACTACCAACAAATGATACTAGCAGAACCCAGAACAATTTATTACTCTCATTGTACCGACCGATACACAAGATAATAAATATTCCGATAAAAAACCAAAGTAAGTCCATCTTTTTTAATTTTGGTTAAACGATTTTTTGATTTGCTTTCGAGTCCTTGATAAGATCGACTTAATAGTTCCAGTGGGGATTCTCAAAGCTTCACTAATTTGTACAACAGTCATATTATTCACGTAGAATAACTCAAGAATCTGCTTCATATGAGCAGGGAATTTTTCAAATTCTTCGAGTATTCTTTCATACGCAAGACGATTGACAAGATCATCTTCGTCTGAAGATATAGAAGAAGCTCGTGATAGTCGTTCACTTTCTTCTCCTATTGGTTTCGCGTGGTTCTTGACACTACGTAAGTAATCAATTGCTGTACGGTTTGTTAAAATTCTCAGCCATCCTCCAAATGAGTCATAGTCTGTGAATTGAGAGAGTTTTTCATAAACTTTCAAGAATACAATGTTAGTTATATCCTTTGCTTCATCCATATCTTTAAGATAGTAGTATAGGATTGTATCTACAAATCCCTTATAACGATGAAAAAGTTTATTAAAAGCTGATATATTACCAGCTTGAGCGCTTTTGATAATCTCCACCTCCTCTGGGGTAATACGTGGATTTTTCAAAACAAATAAAGCTATTTATAAGCGTGTCACTCGCATTGTGGATATAGCTTGACCACAATTAGGAGCTATAGATCAACCCAATGATCTATAGCTAAAAAGGTAAATCTTTGTCAACTAGATAAAACTTTCTGTTTCTCAATTGAGAAACTATAATGTCATGAAGTTCAATTTTTGTATTCATTTCGATATTACATTTGTTTAAAAGGCCTGTTAGTATTCGTATTAGCACATCTAGTGTTATATACGTCATATCCTCTATTTCAAATACAATCTTTTCATGAACCCATGCCAATATATCTGTAAAGTCTTCATTTTTCATAACCTCAGCATACTTTGCAGGTATAGTTACATTCCATTTATATAATTGGTTGTAATGTCCCTTTTTAAAGCAATGTACACAATAGTCATATCCTTCTCTGCTGACAGTGTACTCCCTTTTTGTACGTGGAAAATACTTAATCATTTTTTCAAATAATTAGTAATGAATTTTGCTAGTTTATCTTTAATTGACTCGCTAACATTTTTTAGGTATCCAGAAGATAGTTCTTGTATGAACTCCTGTTCTGTCTTTCCTAACGAGAGATTAATTTTCCATGCATTATCTATGTACGGAAAATAGTACTTAAAGAAATTAACCCAACCTATAGCTGGTCGCATTCTTTCCTTTTCTTCTTCAGAAGCCCATACCCAGTCTATACTTTCTTCAAATTTAAATATACGCTCTTTGGAAGATAGACCTAATACAATGCGAGTAGCATTATACCGTTCTGGTTTATCTGCATATATATTTATTTGAGAATTATAAACGTGGTTAATCCAAAGCTCTTTAACATGACACCATTTTAGTGCTATGTCTACGTAAACAGGTAACCTGTCACGGAGCATTTCTTTATACCCTGTTTTCATATTCGTTGGGGCTAGGGAATCGAACCCCTCTTAGGTCTTATTTACGCGCCTATCCCAGATATTCCCCCAAATCTAGACCACTTTGGTAGGTCTTGCATCCACCTGACTGTTACTTACGCTACGCAAGTATAGTCAACAACATTAAAGTTGCCATTTGAATTTATACAGTATCCTTCCTAACTGAATAGGTGTATTTACTTCCACGCCAATCAAAACCAATCAGCCCCTTATTTATATTTATTAGTGGAGCTGGCGGGGATCGAACCCGCGTCTTGGACGTATACCTCATACGGATATGCTTCTTTCTTAGTGAATCCTTAGGTGATCAATCCCAAAGACTCCGAATAAAGCCATTTGCTTGCGTTTTAAGGCGTTCTAACGCATCTTATGGGTAGCTAATCCACTTGAGTTGTTTAAACATCTTAAAACGCTTTAAATAGCTTAATAAATATGCTTCATATAAATGGTTCTAGACTCTATTATAATTCACATGTATCTATTTTTGATACACAATACAGTGTCTATTTACCTCACCAATGAGGACTTCTTATAGGAGCACCGACTCTATGGTTCGCATATTGTAATTATTTGATCATCTATTGGATATATTGCAATAGCGTATCCTCGCTATGTGTGCTGCACGTGGCTCAAAGGCTCTTGTGTCAATGTTAATTCATTGAAGTGGTATTTTCTCATCAATACTCATTAGTATTCTATTCATTTAAACTATTCCGGTCTCCACACTAGACTGGTTCTAAGACTCTGCTAGTTTAGCACAAATTTGTGTGTTACTGGGAAATTAATCCCACCAATACTGCCAACGGCCCTCAAAGCTGTTGCGCAACTCCTGCATCTCTTCTGTGAGCTGATTGTCACTTTCACGGTTCTTCTTACGGAACTCTTCACGTAAGTCGTCACGCTGTTTCTTGTGTTCTGTAGGAGTAATTTTGCCAGCAAGTACACTGTCGAGAAGTTCCTTTGTTTTGGTAAGATACTCTTTGGTGTTCTTTTCTTCACGACGACGAGCACGGAGTTCAAGAAGAGCCTTACTGTTGCTGTACTTAGCAGTGCAAATCATGTTCATAGCCTCATTCTTCTGCTTCTCGTCCTTCTGCTTCTCAATCTCGTCGATTGCTGCTTTAACGTTAGCCTCCTTCATGAGGTTACCATTCTTGATCTGATCCAATACATTCTCTTCTGTAACTGCTACTTCGTTACCTGCTGCTTTTTTTGTTTCTTTTGCCATTTTGATAATGATTTTAAAAATTAATATTATGTTTTACCTAACTAACATACTATGTAGTTAGTCTTGTAGAAAATAGCCGTTTCTGGCCTACCTGCTTTTACACATTCTGCATCCACTGGTGCAAAATTAGCTCCACGAGAGAGCCTTATTAAGGCTTCTCTCGCTTTGATAGCTCCTTCTTCTGTTGGATACAAAGAAGTTGTAATCAGGTCCTTTTTGTTCCCATGTGAGTTTCTACTCCAAAGTTCTACTTTATACATCTTCCTCGTAGTTGTTGTGTTTGTACTTTGAGCGTTTATATGGCCTTGCATTAATATGTCTGGCACGCTCAGTTCTCTTACTCTCCTCTTTTACCACCATGTGATGGTCATCGTAGTGTTTCATTCTACATTGTTGTTACAACAGCTTTAATTGCTGTTAGGTGAGCTTCTGAAAAATTGTACTTCATAGCAACTTCTGCAGGGATATTGTATCTACATAATATACGTAGAGCCGTTTTCCCTTCTTCTGTGAGCGCATGTCTTGCACCCATGAGGTTAATGCCAAATAGAACTGGATTAATCCACACCTTGTCTCCGAAATACCCTTTAAGGTAAATCATTGACTGCTCTGTAGGGTCTTTTTCTACAGCGTGTTTGAAAGTGATTGTTTCTGCAGCTTTAGCTCTTGCTAAAGTTTGAGCAATATCACTCTGATCCAACTCTGATATAGAAATATCACGATCGCTTGTTATCTTCTCCTTTTTAAGGGTTTGTGCAAGTTTGATCATTAATTTCTCTGGAGCTTTAACTCCTTCGTAGAGAATTACAATAGCTCTTGTTTCCATATTACAACCCTCCCACTGAATCTAATTCTAACTCTTCTGGGGAGCCTTGCTTAGGTTTGCTAGTATCATTACCCTTTGGCAGATTGTCGTATATTCGCCTGTTTGATAGATACTCCTGAGCAACGTCTTTGATTGTAAATGTCTGTGAATGAGCCTGATTTGTTATTACATGAATTACTGCTTTCAGTGTGCTTTGCGGCATATTCATAAATACTTGTTCATAATCATGGTCCATCAACATTTGGTTTTGCAAGATAATTGCATCATCCACGTTTTTGAGTTGTGGGTGATTGTAGTCTTCAATTGCCTTTGCGACAACAGAAGAGTCTGCCTTAAGCCTTGCGGCTCGATTATCACCCATGTCTTTGCAGCTTGTTAGGCTATAGCCGAGGAAAGCTACAATTAACAGTGCTACGACTGTTAAAATCCCCTTAATCCATTTTTCCATTTTGATAATGTGTTTTGGATTTAACATAAATTAATTTGTCTAGTTTTTAAAGAACCCAGAATAAACTTATAGTAGTCTCATGGAGAATCGAACTCCAATTGCAAGAATGAAAATCTTGTGTCCTAGCCGTTAGACGATGAGACCATCATATGCACTATCTTCACAGACCGTGCATATCAAAGGTGTTATTAACGCATAAATTGGTAAATAAGGCGTGGCTTCAATCGGATTCAAACCAATATCTCAACCTTATCAGTGTTGTGTTCTATCAATTGAACTATAAAGCCGTATATACCTATCTTCACAGACGGGTATATTGTAGTAATCGCTATTACTTTTTAGATAACCTTTAAGTACTACCTCGCGGTAGATTCCCTAACAAATTAAACCACGAATAAATAAATAACAATTCATGCCAGAAAATTGTAGTGCACGGAGTTTCCGAAACTCGGCATCGCGCCCTTGATAAGCGTGCACTTAAATGTACATCCCCTCTGCATCTTTCATCCTGGACTTGGGACCAGTCGTACTCTCCTTGTACTTCGGAGGCGTAGGTTGCATTAAATGTACATATAGAGCGTTAGCTTGATACTAACACTCTATACTTTGGGATATTTATACTTTCTTGAAAATTATACTTTCGTACTTACAGTTCATTTTGGCTCTTTTAGTCTTACCATCTACCATTCCTAAGCATGAAAACAAGTTATTGAAAGCGCATCCTTTACAGCCGTCTTTTGCCCTATAAGCTCTGTAAACTACATTGTTTATAGTGCAAAATTGACCAGGCTTAGGCGTTTTCATAAAACAAAACTTGCCTTATTAAGCATTTTATTTGAAGCTTTACATTTATTAGCTTTCCGTTTGCGCTTTCTTTAATTAATTCGTTTTTTACGATTTTGGAAACTTTGTAAAGCTCAATAAAAACACTTCTTCCGCTTACTGTAAATAGTTTGACAACATTTGTATTATAGCAATTAAATTTAACCTCTAATTCTTCCCATGTCTTTTGAAGATCATGGTAGATTATGATTTTCCCATTTAATATTGCATCAAGCTCTTCTTCTTTTACTCTTAAGTTTGGTACAATTATTGGATGGCATTTATCGCTATTTACCTTTACTCTTTCACCTAATCTGTTTATACAGTATAATTTGTCTTTTACCTTCTTTTTTACTAGAAGATATTCATCAAAGAAGCAATTGCTCTTACGTGCTGTAATAACAACTGCTCCTTTTGCTATTTTAGCCTTTTTCATCGCCTTACAGTTATAATTGTTTTTATCCTTATGATGCCAACTATAGCACCGTTTCTTAACTTAATACCTAATTGGGCAGGAATCCCATAGGTCTTACAAGTTTGGATATAATCAAAAACACTCTGTGGAACGTTGATTAACTCGTTCAAGTTATTCTTCTCGTCTTTGTATACTGCAAAGATACGCACTTTCCCCGTCTTTTCGTTTGGAACTTGTACATACTTCTGTATACATACCTGATTACACATAACCGTGTCATATACAACTTTTTGTTGTACTTTCTGTGCACTACACTTTTGTGCTATGCCTACTGTCATTAGTAGTACAAATAGTACTATAATTGACTTTTCAAACCAATCATTTTGATTGTTGTTGTTATAAACTGGTACTCCCATTTTGATAATGTTTAGAGTTTTATTTACTTGTGCCAGACTTAGCACTGGCACTTGCTTTTCTACATTCTATCTTACTACTTAGAATATTTAGTATTTTCTTTTGTTCTTGTAGTATAGCTAATCTGTAGTCTTTCATTTGCAATGGTATAATACATGTTATTTTTATAACACCATCACATCCATCATCTTCTCTTAGAGCTGCTCCATATACATTATGTGTAATTGGAACTCCAATGTGCATATTGTACTTAGAATGTACGCTAAATGTATTAAACGCACGGTTCATTTTTCTAAAAATTAGAACCATGTCATCATAATCTATTCCCAACTCTGTGGTTATAAAATATAACCCATTTTCATATTCATAATAAGTTTCTATTGATCTTCTTACATCGTTTACTTTTAACTTTTTCTTTTCCATTCTAGTAGAGTTTTTTCAGCTAGTTCTACCACTCGTTTATGTCTGTTTACTACTGCAAGTCTTTTGTTGTAGAATGCATTTTCAACAAAAGATATTAATTCTATTTCGCATTCAAATGCCGAAATGAAGTTCATTTCTTTTTTAAAGGTTAAACTTTCGCATTCTTCATACTTGTAATCATTAATTAATTCAAGTATAAATTCGTCTATTGAAAAACCTTTAGTCAAGATGACTTTACGCTCTTCTAATGAAAGAATAAATTTTGTATACACTTGGAATTTTCTGTCATTTTTGAATATGCGAGTTATTGAGCGTCTCACTTCATTGTTATTCATACGCTTTGCATCTGCTTCTAGTAATCTTACTATAGATTTTGCAACCTTTTTCTGATCTTCTAATGCTAAGTTAGCTTCTTCATCTTTACAAACTCTTTCAGTTAATATTGCAATTCTTTTTGAGTTAGTAGATGAACCGCAATATATGCAATTAGCTATCTCTGTTCTTTCATATTTGTGTAAAATATTTCTTATAGACCGTTTTAAAGGTTTATTATTTTCTATAGCTTTTATTACATTTTTATTAAAAGTGACATTGGTACGTATATCTGTGTATTTACCAAATGTTTTAATCGTAGATATCACAGTTGCTACTTTACACTTAACCATACTCCTTCAAGTTTAGAATCATAGTTATTGAGATTATCTTCAAACTGTTTAGTTAGAATATAAATCTCATTCTTTGTTAACCCCTTAGCTATAAGAATACTAGCACCACCAGACTTAAAGAAAAGCCTAAATCTCTTGTTGCCTACAGAATCAACAGCGGCTTTGTCTTTCCGCTGCTGAAACTGTTGGTTTTTTATATGGACTTTAGTTTTCTCCATTGTTTGTATGGTTTTCAGGATTTACCATCTTACTATAGACACCCATTGACAATTTTGATAGCTCTGCTAATTCAATGCCTGCAGACTCTTTATTGAGGATGTTCACAGTAATTTCTTCTTGACACTCTGCAAACTTGTGCACGTAGTCGATGTCTGCATCTCTGAATACCACAGATGTCACCTTCACCACTTTCGGGAACTCTTTTGACTCTTTGTCGATTTCGTTGTCAACTAGCTCCCACTTTGCAATGCTTGGAATTGTCTTTGTGATATTCTTTGAGTGATAGCTACCCCAATTTGCCATCTTTTCAGATAATTCTTTTCTGATACCTACCATTGTACAAATGTACATACCTCCGTTCTCTGTTGTCTTAATAACGTTCATTTTGATAATGTTTTTAATTATTGTTGTCTTATCACATTTTTGATAAGGCTTTTAGTGCTTCTGATACGGCTATTGCATAAGCCTTTTCGAGAGATTCATTGGATTCTAACTCATAGTTATAAGTTATTCTCCTATTCCTTGTCATATAAATAACTGGTTTGAATTTAATCTTCAAATCTTCATTATTTACATCAACTTTAACTGTTATAAACACACCTTTTCTCTTGAATAGAAATTCAATTGCTTGATGTGAGTCTGGCATCGCTACAAAGAATTGGCCTTTTTCATTCCACCTATCTGTAGGAGAAGGAAACACTGGTACTCCTTTTATGTAATACCCATTTGTTTCCCCCTTATAGCCTAACTTCTTTAACAGTTTTGCATCTGTTATTTTCAGTCTACTTTGCTCCATTGAAGAATAAAGATGGTACACCACGATTCTCATCTAAGAATTTCTTTGTGTCTTCTGTTAGTGGAAGAATATCACAAAGCTGGTCATTCTTATCAAACAACAATGATACTCCGTCTATATTTAAGACGTTTTTCCTACTGACGTACTTGAAATCATGACCGAAGAACTCACGCTCTTCTTTCTTAGACATTGACGAATGAGCACGGAAGCGTTTAACCTTAACGTATTTACCCTTTTCAGAGTCCCATACGTGATTAACAATCATATGCTTAGCACTTGACTTATGAACATTTCTTGCTGCAATATCAGCTGCTTTGAGGAATTCCTTGAAATCTATTTCTTTCATATTATTCCTCCAATTTGACTAACACTTCTTCAAGTGTATTACAACAATTATACGCTTCTTCATCGTATTCGTCTTTTTTAATCCATACTCTTGTAGGATCTTCCTTTGTTCCGTTTTCTGTCACAAAGGTAACGAGATCTTTTCTGATTGCCATTCTTTCGCCATCAGACATGTTTATAACTATGAATTTACTCATAATATTACCTCCTATTACTTTGTGAGTTTTGAGATTATAGAATCAAATGTAGCGGGTATCTCGAAGTCGCTATTATTTGTAGAAACACAAACGATGTCATCTTCGTTTTCCTCCTCATAAATAGAGACAATGGCAGACTTTCTAACAGCGTTTTTCTTACCATAAATATTGTCAAATACTATGAAATCTTCCATAACATTACCTTTGTGCAAGGATTTATTTAAAGCACTAATTTCCACTTTCGTGGACACTCCAGACAGTTCCTATAAGTGCTACTATTATTCACACAGGGGCTGACAACAAATGGTGGTTATAGAACTATAAATAGAGACTTACCACCTTGTCTTTTTTCGCAATTATCTCAGATACTCACATATACTGTTACGTGCGTCTAGATAATTTGAACCACAATCTGTTTCTAAGATTGGGTCATCGTCACCTAGCTTTTTGTCCAATAGCTCTTCTGTAGCTTTGTAGTAGTTGTAGTATTTGTGATTGAGCTCTTGAGCTCTTTCTTCTACTTCAATCTTACCATAGTCCATATCATTTACGATATGTAATTTGGCTAGATTTATTAATACTACAATGAATGCCATTCCTAAACAGAATGATATTACTGAGTATGCTAATGTTTTACTTCCTAAAATGTTTACCAATTTTGCCATAGTTTTGTTGTTTTAATTGTTGTTGTTAATTGAAGGTATTCTTGGATTCGAACCAAGGCCTTATACGTAAGCCGCACATGAACACCAGACTATTCTAAATACCTAACAGCCATTACTGGCAATAAATAATATAGTATGGATTTGCACATCCACACACCCGAAGTATCAGGATTTTAGTAAAAGAGGGTTCAAACATTTGTATACTTCCTCCTGCTTGAATCTAACTATAACTTTTCTTCACATTTTATGTTGTACGAGAAATTATAGTTTTGCACTAAATAGAGTAAAGATTAGTGCCCTATCCATACTAGTACACAGTGCAATGTAGTATAGTATGTGGGTTTTACATCACAGGTATAGCCCGTGAGCCCATGCTTCTCCTTAGCGATGGGATTGCTAGCTAACAATAAATATCTAATATGTGATAATCTAATCAAGCTAAATACTCACAAAATGAATATAGAAGTATAGGATAACCTATATTAGGTTCCTATGTCAAGGATTTGATTTAATGTGTAAAAGGCTATTTATTAACACACCAACTACCGAAGTAGTCAGTGTGTTTTGCTTTAGCGCATACGACGGGAATTTGCTCCCCCTTGTTCCTGTCTTACTGGTTCTTGAGAGATAGTTCCAAACTCAAGATTGCCGTTTTCAATGTCAGAATTGAGACGGCGGCGCATACGTGTTAAACTACTTTCTTCGTCTGTATTTGCCCCGATATAAGGGTCAGATAAAGAAGAGTATTCACGTGAACCGTTGTTAACAACCGTTTCTCCGTTGTCGTTCAGTTCTGATACGTCCCAGTTGAACACAGTAAACGTAGCTTGTTTGCCTTCAAACGTTGCTTTAGCATTTTTGAGGCATTCAGCATCATTGTTACCCATATCTGTAATATCTATAATCACAGAATATGTCTGATTTCCTGAACGTGCTGCTAACATAGCCGTAATGTCATCACCGTCACTATCTACATTAGAGTTGAAAGTGAAGATAAGACGCGCACGTGTTACGTTGTTTGACTCATTGAAGTCTGCTAACGCTTCTGGTATCTCTATTGAAGACACCAAAGCTTTTCCTTGTTTCTTTTTCATTGTTGTAAGTGTAAATGTAAGTGTACTGCCAAAACGACAGGGAGGGTGTTTCCCTCCGATAAAAGATAGAGGGGAGTAGTTTTTTGCTGTTTCGCATTTATGCATACTCAATACGCTTATAAAATTATAAAAATTGTTTCATTTCTTTGTAGATGCAAAACTATTTAAAATATAATAAAAAATTTATGTTTCGCTTTTTTATAAACGTAAAACAAGTTAAAAATTATAAAAATTTTGTTTCTTATTTTCATACACGCAATACAACTTTAAAATAAAAAATAAAAAATATTTTTATAGAGAAATACACTACATTCGATTTAAGGCTATTTACAGGCTCTCTGACGCGTTATAATAGATGCTCTGGATAACTTATCCACCTGAGTGATTATAGGGGCTTACAGAGGCTTATATGAGCTCGTTTGTAAATATTAGTAGTTTGTGAGACCAGACATTGATTCTAATAGAGAAAAAAGAAGTAGCAAGAATAAAGAGATTAGGGTACAGTAATATAAACTAATATAAACTATATAGACTATATAAGTTAATATAAACTATATAAGCTTAGCTAAACCCTCTCCTAAAAGAAAGAAATATATAAAGAAAGAAAAGGGTTCTCCCTTATTGGGCAAAATAAAACCCAGAATGAACTTAATCACCCTGGGTTTATATTACTTAAATATCTTATACATTCCTAACATTAGCAACACCTGTACTGCTTGTCCAAACATACCTCCTACTACAGTTGCTGTAACATCAAGCCAGTCAAATACGTCACCGTATTGCTTATCTTTATACTCTGCTGCTAATCCTGCTCCTATTGCAGCAAATATTGTTCCACATAGACCAGCATAGAATCCATATTGGATATGCTTTAATCTATTGCTCTCAGTTATCCAATTAAATGAATGAGCTAGAGCTTTAATTGTCTTTTTCATTTTTATTTTCTTTATAATTACCACACATATCATCTATTTGTTTATACAAAGAATTTAGTTCTTTATCAATATAATTAGTTAATTCTTCTTTTGAATATGCACAACAAACTGTTAAATTTAAATATTTCCAAATTGAAGTGTTATCAGCAGCTTGGCACTTTATCATTATACTTCTATATACAGGAATTATGCTAAATGTGTATTTAAAATTACTAATATTGGATGAACGAACCCTCCTAAATATTGTGCCACACACCATATCGATTTTATTTTCGTAATTAACATTAATAGAGTTTTTGTCTTTTGTAAATACAGACTTTATAGTTTTAATTATATCTTTCATAGTTGTTCTTTTATTTGTTCTGCTATATACTTTGCATCAGGGTGTGCATGATCTGATATTCTAAGTTTAAAGAATTCGTTCCATTGAGACTCCGTACCTGTCATAATGAGTTCTGTTTTGAGTTGTAATGGGAGAACATCTCTTGCGTCTTCTGGCTTTACACCAGTCTTAATTAGTGTCATATAATTGTGCTTAGCATAATCCCATGCACCAAAGAATAAATTCTGTTGTATAGCACTAAAATCATCCCATCTCGTAGGCTCTACTACTGTTATCTCGTTATCAAACTTACCATTACTGTAGTTACAATACCTTGTGGACTCCATTAAGAATGAGAACGCTCTATGTCTTGTAAATGAATCAGCTTGCACTCTGGCGCATGTTAATCTAAACGTTGTACGCTTCTCATGGAATTCTGTAGGTTCGCATAAGAATTCTAAATCATCGAGTAAATCATTTTCAACTAATACTCTATAATTTGTTGTTACAGCAAATGATGGATTACCATAATTATCTACGTATGGACATAGTTTATATGTTGAATATTTATTGTAATAATAATTCTTTATAATATTATCTTTACCAGATATTAAAAGATATACAGTACCGTGCTCTAAAGGAGAACCATGTCCTAACTCTATCATCTTGTCTACAAACGCTTTAGCAGTCTTAGACCTTCCATTCTCATCATACTCTATCTTATCTAACGACTTATATGCTGTACGACCAGCTATCTCTATTTGTTCGTAGACACCGAGCAGATCATGCTTTTGCTCTAGCTTTTCTATTTTGTTTTCTATTAGCTTCATATGCTTGTTTGTATATCATATACGCCTAAGCGTTTAGTTTAACAATCTGTTGTGCTTCTTCGTCTGTACAAGGAACCCAGTCTTTTTCAGGCTCCTTGTATGCAGCATATATTACTTCTACGTAATCTGTGAACTTTAGGTAATAGTTCTATACTTCTTTCTTTGGCATAGTTAATTCTCCTTATATTCTACGTACTCTTCGTTGTTGTCGTTCACATCATACGACTTTAAGAACGCTCCTTTAGACATCTCCTTGTCTTTTTCAACGTCGGTATTAGACATTGTAACTTCTTGTCCGTCGAGGTTGAACTTGATGGCATCATCACCAGTTCCCCGTCCTTTATTATCCCCATCTTCTCCAGATACTTGTACTGCTTCGCGCTTACTGTTAGTATCGGAGGATTCGTTATCTTCACCTTGTTGAAGTCCTCTATCCAACTCATAAAGAGACTTTCCAACTTCTTCTTTGTCAACTCGTAATCTGTCATTTAATTCCTTTATAAAGTCTTCATTTTCATCGTTATACTTAGGATCATTGTACATTTGCATAAGTATGTATGATGCGTTATTAAATCCTTCTTGATCTTTTATACGACCATTTTCATCTTTCTCAGTACCAAGCTTATCTACTAAATCTTGTACTTCTTTTAGAGTATACTTCTATAAAACTCCTTTATCGTTTACAGATCTTATCAAAACGTTATCTTTGTATAGATTACTATATTTACTTATTTTCCCCATTGTTCTTAAGATAAATTAAAGTCATTATTGCATAGTTAGCTAAGTCTAAAAGAGAATCTTCTATAGATTCATTTACGCAGCTCTTATTGTTTTTAATTAAGCTGTTTATACGTTCAACTTTGTTGTTTAGCGGGATAGCTGCTGCTACTAATCCAAACTTATCGCATAGTATGTCAAAGCTACTTCCATAGTCTTTATTCTTCTTTTCGTATGTTTTATACATACCTTCAACTATGTCTTTAAACATCATTCCCTTTGTTGTACATTCCATTTTTAAGCCTATATCTTTGTTCTTTTTCAAGCCATCTCAGGGCTCTGATAAATGATTTGTTTTCCGCGCATTCTTTCAAAGTGAGCTACGTACCTCGAGCATTCTTGTTCTATTTTGTCACCATTTTCGTCTTCTACAAATTGTATGTATTTCTACTTATCAAGCCATCTATAATATCTAGAGAAAGCTTTCTTTCTGTCTATTGTTGTACTATATCTATGTATGCACTTAAGCATTTGTTTAGCTCCTACAGTACCACAAGCTTTAAGATCTGATATATTCTCTAAGAATGACATTACTCCAGCTTCTCCAAACTTATTCTTAAGCTCATTATACTCTTCTTTGGCTTGTTTATAAAATAGATTATCTTCATCGTAAAATGGTGTAAGATCTACTATATATGCAGAGTTTATAGGAGTATTATGAATGAAGTAATACTTACAATTATCTGTAACTGGTTTACTTATTGTTCTAAGTGATAAATAATCAGCGTAGTATAGTATTGCATTTAGTTCTATAGTATTCATTTTTTGTATGATTTATATATACATTCACATATCCATCCAATGTAGTAAGCATAAGGTTCTTGTACATGTACACTAACTATCTCTCCCATCTTATCAAATGTATCTAATACTATATGCATAGCTTCATGAGCTATAGTATTTATCAAATCAGTATCTTTTTCTAATTTAGTATTACCAAATGTTTTTAATATTCTTACTACAAATGTAGCATGTCTATTATGTTTGTTTATAGCTCTAAATGTATATGCGTTTGTAGTAGGTTTTACAGATAAAAATTCTTCTGTTATTTCTTTATCATCAGATGTTAAGAAGTTATTTATTATATCTTTATTAGTACATTTCTTGTTACATACTGCTATGTCTACTTCGTATATTGTTTCGTATATATCTATATTCTTCATAGTTTGTATATAGTTTATATTATATATCTCACCCACCCTACCCCCCTATACCCCCCATAACGATATTATATACCCAAAAGTTGCAAATTACAAAAATATTTCAATTTTGCAACCAAATTAAGCTACTCTTACGTTACGCAGTCGAATTTCACAAAAATATACGACTATGATGAAAGAATTAAAAGTAATCGAGCCATTCTTTAATCTCGAGATTGGAGATAAGTTGACTCTAACAGAAGACGGTAAGTCTTACGTATTTACAGACAGTGATAGTTCTGTTGATAAGACAGAGTCAGGCGATTCTAAGTTTTCATTTAGTGCTACATTCAAGATTGATTCTGTATACGCACAGGAGTTGATTAAGAGTGGTTATCTTGAGGAAGTTGACTATAAGAAGAATGATACATTCAGAAATGTATTTGACGAGATTGATATTATGCTCAATCGTTACAATGAGGAGCTTGATAATCTTGATCGTGACTTCAATGATAAGCCAGCTTGTTTGAAGGTTGAGAAAGGCACAGTTTTGAAGAATTTGATTAAGGCTTTAAGCCATCTTAGAGAGTTGAAGAAGTAATGGAAGATAATAAGTTAATGGATCAGTCACAGCTTGCAGAAAGTGTTGCTAATAAGATTGAATATAGTTTCACTGATGCTTTTTTAGTTAAGCTGTTGGACCCGATCAAAGTAAAGAAAGAGTTTAGTAAACCAGTCGATGTAAAACCTGCAAAGAAAGATAAGAACGGTGTAGAAGCTGTAGACTTTGATAAGGTTGAGACTGAGGTAAAAGAAGTAGAATCCGATTTTCGTAAAGCTGTAGTAATTAAGACTCCATTATCTCTAGAACACAGTGATAACATTCCGTACAAGATAAGTGTTGGCGATGTTGTTCTTGTTAGAAATATGAGAGGTGAGTATTTTGATTTACTTAAAGACAGTAAGTTAGTTCATTACTACGATATAGTAGCTGTTTGCAAATGATAGATATAGATTCTATCTCCAGGGAAATATCTAAAGAAACAGGATATGACTTTGATGTTGTAAAGAAAGTTTGTCAACATGTATTTAAATAGACTGAACAAATAATGAAGTCAGATGATACGAGTGATATACTTTTTAACAAGCTATTTAAGTTTAAGCTCAAACGAAGATATAAGGATAATAAACAAAAAGAATATACTACAAAATGAAGTACACAAAGAAAGATTACGCAAAGTTTAACATCGACCTCTCAAAATGTGAGACATACGATGATGTTGTTATTTGTACAGTAGAAGGTAACGTTAATAATGGCGCACCAATTGATAAGCACATGTTTGCACAGTATTGTGACATTGTAGAGAAGGATGCTATTAATGACTTCTTAAGTGAAGCGTTTGTAAATGGCACTACAATTAACTTCTCAAACGGAGATGTTAACATTTCAAAAGACAGTGCGTTTAACATCAATTGTAAACAATTTACTGTTAAGAAAACATCTCTTATTAAGAGATTATGGAATTGGGTAACACGTAAGAAGTAATAACAGATTATCCACGCTGTAAAGATGGATTGACTATAAAAAATTTTATCATTTTATTTAAGCTCTATCAAAGAGCTAACATCGCGGAGTGGAGAAGAGGTAACTCATTAGGCTCATAACCTAAAGATCGCAGGTTCGAATCCTGCCTCCGCAACTACATTTTTATTTTTCATAATAAAATTGATTTTAGTATAAAAATTTATCTACATTACATTTACATCAAAGTAAATGAATTAATCAATAAAATTTCTAACAGAAAAATAAATTTTTTTCATTTTATTTAAGATGGTGCAGCATCTATAAAATCTGCACATCATTGCCGTATAGCGTAATGGTAGCGCGGTGGGCTCTTAGAAATTCAATAACTAATAATTGATATGACAAACAAAATCTATAAAGAAACGGACGAACAGTTTATTTCTTTAATAAAAGAAAGCTGCAATATCTCAGAAGTTTTATTTAAATTGGGATATAGCATAAAAGGAAACTCTTGGGGATTTTCACAAGTACGTAGACGAATGGGCGAATTACATCTAACTTCGTCTGATTTTAAAGGAAAATCTATTTTGAAAACAAATATTAATAAAGTAGATCCTGAAAAACTATTAAAAGAAAACTCAAAACATCAAAGATCTGTATTACGCAGATATATATTAGCTAATAATTTAATTCCATACAAATGTGCAATATGTGGAACGGTTGAATGGAATAATAAAACACTTAGCTTAGAGTTGGATCACATTAATGGTATAAATAACGATAATAGATTAGAAAACCTTAGATTTCTTTGCCCAAACTGTCATAGTCAAACTACTACATATGGAAGTAGAAATCAACAACGTAACGAATCAGAATATACTATTACAGAAGAGTTACGAACACTTGTAGAATCTACTTACAAAGATTGTAAAAGCGTTAAAAAGACATCTACTTTATTAGGAATACGTAGATGTGTTGTAACGAAAATAGTAAACGAGTCTGGTCAAAAACACTCGAATCAAAAGTATGTCATACGTTATGACGCTAATCATAATGAAATAAAGCGATATGGTAGCTTAGTTGAAACTGCAAAAAATTTAATTGCAAATAATGAAGTTACTACAAAACGTATAAAAACATGTACTCGTACAATAATGCGAAATAAAGACAACTTTTGGTTAAATAGTTATTGGATTGTGTTGGATGGTTGTGGGATAATAAATAATCCACAATTAGAATCTTCTCTAAATATCTCGGAAAACAATGTTGACGAGGCGCAAGCTAAATGCAGCGTGACAGACTGAACGAGAAGACTGACCTTAGGGTTGGATGCAACAGTCGGTTTAACAAACCCCACGTCTGTCTGGGTTCGAATCCTAGTGCGGTAACTTATTTATGTATAATTTTAACTTAATACGAATGGAACTAAAAATTAAAAGATTGAATGATAAGGCTGTATTGCCTATACGCGCACACAAAGGTGACGCAGGACTTGACTTGACAGCAACGGATATTACACTTGAGCCAAATGATTGTGGTCAAACTGTTGTTGTATACCATTGCGGTCTAGCTGTTGAAATTCCAGAAGGCCATGTTGGTTTAGTGTTCCCTCGTTCTTCTATTTCTAAGAAGTCTATGTTTTTGACTAATGCTGTAGGTGTAATTGATTCTGGCTATCGTGGTGAGATTACTGCTAAGATGCATGTTACTACTGATGCTGCTCCAGCTGTATACAAGGTTGGTGAAAGATTTGCTCAGTTGATTATAATGCCTATTCCAGAAGTTACAATTACAGAGGTAGCAGAACTTAGTGAGACAGAACGTGGTGAAGGTGGTTATGGTTCCAGCGATGAGAAATTGAGCGCACCTGATGCGGAAGCAGATAAGACTCAAGACGTTGAGAATACTACTGAAGATGCTACGATGGCAGCGGCTGATTCCGTAAGCGAATCTGAGGTAGCTGAGTAACGCGTAACAAGGCTACGCGGAATGGCGTCACAGATGGTACTGGCAATATTCCGACGGTAAGGGGATTACACATAATGTGTAGTTCCCTTTCCTTGTTTGTATAATTATATAAATTATAGCACATGAAGAAATCTAAACTTTTTGGTTCCAGACTTGTGGAAAATGTGTTTAGTCCAAAGACTCCTCGAGTTATTATGTTTAGTGATAGCGATAGTATCACTAGGCAAGTATTTGAAGAAGGGGACTTATTAGACGCTAATTCCATTAGGAAGATATTATTGAAAGGTGGGTTTAGTTCTGGTGGACACGGTGGTGGAAGCGGATCTTCTATAGACTATCTAGATCTTAAGTCTTAGATAGACAATCTAAAGAATTATATTGACGGAAAGGATAATATAATAAATGATGCTAGACGTCTAATATAGGCAAATACTGATGGTATTGCACAGAACTTAACATCCATTAAAGAATTACGCAACATTATAAACAACTTTAATATAAGTAATGCTTTATATGTTGGCGAAGTTGAGCCACGTACAAAAGATGTACTATGGCTAGACACCAGTGATGGTGTCCATTTAGATAGCTCTAATTCAGATGAGCTATTAAAGATTAAAGAGGCTATTAAGGATATATACTCAAATATGGGTACTATAAATAAGATGATCCTTAATGGCATTGTAGCTGGAGATTCTAACTCCAGTGCAAGGTAGATGATTATGCGTACAGCAGATCCTATTAGACCTACTGAGATAACAGAAGAGCCTAGTGTTAATACAGATCCTACTTAGCCAAATACAACTGGCGTAGAACCTACAGTTAATCATATATCTATAAAGATGGATACGTCTTTTAACTTTAGTAAGAATAGATAGAATCTTATAGATGGTGAGCTGTTATATTATACAGATAGAAAGAAAGTTGTTCTGTATAAAGATGGTAAGTTTAATGTAGTAGGAAGTGAACAATCTCAAGGGGGATCGGGTAGCGGTATATCTGTAGATGACTTATATGCTACACACCTAGACCACCTTACGTTTACTGATGGTGATTCTGCTTATAACGTACAAGTAGATCAGAATGGCAAAATAACTGTAAGAAAGAAGAATGATCAAGTTACAAAGATTGGTAACATAGACCCATCGTGGAAAGTGTATGTAGATCATTTACTATGTATAAATGAAGTATATTGTGGTGGTATTAACAATGATAACCAAATATGTAGTCATAACTTTATAGAGCTTGCAAATGGTTCAAATAATGATATTAATCTTAATGGTTTAATGTTGTTATATACAGATGGAACTCTATATGGTAATGGCCACAACGGATTTAAATGGAAGACTCTTAAGCTTGATGGTATTATAAAAGCTGGTTCTACATACTTGATACGTGGAGCTAAATGTAATACTAATAAGAGCGCATTCATAGATGTTAATACATACGATCAGATATGGATGGATGGAGATAATCCAATAGGTTTTAGCCAAGATGCCTCAAGCTTCTACTTATGTGTTGGAGATATTGAAAATAACTGGGTATATGACCAGCAAGGCAATCCTCTTGACAAAGGAGAATTGAAGTCTCCATGGAATAAGAACTTCACATATCAAGGCTATATTGATAGCTGTGGATTTGGTTCTGGTTCAGTATATGAGGGTGATGCTACATTCCAGGTCAATAGTACAGACGATGCTAAAGATTGTGTATATGTAAGATGGTTTATGCTCGAGCCTTCTAAGCAAGGTAATAAAGCTTACGGGGCAAGGAAAACAAAGTCTTTGTGGACATATATAAACATGAACACACAGACATAGTTTGCTGGCAATGTGCCAATGTATTATTATCCAGACAGCATTAAATAGAAGTTTACTCCAAAAGCTTCATGGGAAGGTAAGAACTTCTTTACAAACAAGACAACATTTGACCCATTTAAGCCAAACTGTTTAAGATGTACATTTGGTATAAAAGCTGCTGCTAGCAATACTAGTAAAGCTTCTAGATGCTTTAACTGGGTATCAGTTGGAAATTACGATGAGTATCTTAGATATAGAAAGGTTGGCCAAACTGAGTGGACTGTAGTTAGATCTATAACACAAGGTGATAAGAATAACACTGCAGCTATAAATAAGTTTATAGATCATTATAAGAGACTTAGATGGAGAACACCTAGTGGTACTTGGGTAACAACTCATAAGGTTGTTCTAAGCAATGTGTTTGAAGTTGGGGAGTATGAATACCAAGTTGGAAGATTTGGAGATGAATCATATAAGAGTAAGATTTATAAAACAAACATTGCTGATGAAGCTACTATAAATACTAATGGTTTTACATTTATATAGGAAACTGATTAGCAAGGTTTTAGTTGGTTAGACTATAGGCCATGGTTTAGGTCAGCTGGTATAATGGCTGAAGAAAACTTTGACTTCTTAGTCAATACTGGAGATATAGCACAGAGTGGTAATAGAGAGAATGAGTGGATTGATTACTATGAAGCTCTTGACACATTTATTCCAAATAAGACAGAGATGTTTACTATAGGCAATAATGACCTATGTAGTGAACAGCCAACTCTTCTTACAGATGGTGAAGATGCTACATCTAAGTTTAATCACATCAATGTATTGAGATATTTTACATTTGAGCTTGACCCAGATTTTGATTACTCATTTACATGGAATGGGAAGCAATATCCATTATACTCATTATACTATTTCACATACGGCAAATTTAGTTTTATGTGTTTAAATTCAGAGACTGCTGAAGCTTCTAGTAAAACATATAACAACGGAATAGAAGATGCTTCATTTGCACAAGCTGCAAATAAGAGTATTGAAGATTGGTTTGTTGCTATGATGACATCTGGAAAACTAGATACAAAACCATTTGTATATATGCACGAAATGCCATTCACAATGGTTACATGGCAGTTTATGAAAGGTAGTGCTGGTAGAGAGGGTTCACATCTTAATATACTCAACTCTGCTGGTAAATATAGATTTTCAAGACTGTTTAAGAAGTATGGAATAAGACTTGTTTTTGGTGGTCATAAACATACGTATACGTTGAGTAAGCCTATATATGATGCTCCAGATAATTATATAACATCTGATAATAAGGCAAGTTTATCGGTAGATCTTATGGGAGATGTTGATGATTAGTTGTCTAGAAAGCCAGTTATTCAGGTTACAAGATAGCAAGATATTGATACAGCTAATAACTATGCTAGATATGAATTAGTTGATAGAATCACAGCTCCAACATACGTTATGTCTCAGGCTACTGGATATAAGCTAGTTTCTAATAAAGAGCAACCATCTGGTGATGAGTATACAATACCATGGTTAATGTCTTACTTTAAAGCATCAACAAATGCTACAACACCAAATGAGAATAGGAAACAACATTATCCAATGTACATAAAATATAAAGTTACGAGTGATTCTATTGTTGTTGAAGCTAAATAGATACATGGTGTGTGGGATGTTAATGAAGATAAGAACACAGCTAAGTGGGACCCAAATAAACAAATCCCTAATCTAACTACTGTTAGTATGACTTGTTAGCCTACAACCGAAGCAGACAAACAAGCGTACAATATAACAAGTACAGAAACATATACAATAACTCTTTAATCTTTTAATAATGAATAACTTAAAGAAATTTAATACCGACCGTAGCAAATGGGAGATATTGATGAGTAATGATGCTAAAGGTATATCACTCACAAATCCTAAGATGTTAAAAGATAACGAGTCGGTAATCTCGGTAGATACAGCTATTGAAAGGTTAAAGGATGATCTTTCTATAGCAAAAGGAAATATATCATGGCTTGCACTACATGGTGGTGGGGGCTCTGGCGGAGGTGGTGGAACTACACCATCTGGAGAAGAATTATCTGTAGCTATTAAAGTAAATGGATAGGATTCTAATTCAACTATTAGTATGGGTGAAGATGGTCTACAGGTTAATATAGATGGTATATCTGTAAAATACAATAAGCCTTGGGAAATATCAGCATATGTTGGAAGTACAAAGGTTTATGCCACATCAGTAAACGCATCAAATAGTTTATTCTTTATACCATATACAAATATTGCAAGAGCATTAAATAATCATACTGGAAGACTATTAATATCAGCATCTTATACTGATGATAGTAATGGTGTATATGGACAAGGGCAATGGAGTGGTTCTATAATAGATAATAACATAACTTTGAAATGTGATGATGTAGCGTCATCTTTATCAACACTGAATACATCATTTATAAAGTTACAGTATAGTGTAGGAACTATTGGACAATATACTTTAGATTTAAAAATCTAGGGTACAAATAATAGTATATAGAAAACATATGATATTAGTATAGCTTCAACTAACCAATAGACAAACTCTATAGAGTTATCAGATTTATTTACTGATGATACTAAGTGGATAGATGTATATACTGTAACACAGACTTTGACTAATAAGCAAGATTAGAATATAACTAAAACAGTAAAGTCTTCTTTAACGCTTGTTTCTAATAACATTATGATTTCAACAAACGTTATGAGTAAAGACTAGAGCAAACCAGTCGAAATTAATATGGATGGAAGTCTATATCTAGAGTTTACTCCTTATGTATCATAGCTAACATCATTTAATTATGATGTGTTTATTGATGATACTCAAGTTAGATCTAATCAACCAGGTATATTTGCACAAACTGTTAAAGATTATATATCTGTATCAAATAAAGAATTTGCAATAAAAGATAAGGTATCAAAAGTTAGAGTAGTAGTTAAGGCTGGTGATAAAACAGCAGAAGCTGTATATTATATTAAATTCATAAAGTCTAAAGTTAACTATATCAAAGATACATTCAATATGTATAACAACTGTATTTTTGATATGACAGCTAGAAACTTTAACCAAGGTACATACGAATTCCCATATAGTAACTCTCTATACAAACTTAAATCTAAAGTAGCCAAATCTAATATGTCTACAGTTAAATAGAATATTAGATCTACTATTAGTGTCAAAGATACTGGAGAGTTTTATTATAGAGTTAGTAATGGTGCTACTGGTATTATAAATAATTTTTAGCTTGATAATTCAGATTATAAATTCGATGACTTGTTATCATCTTTAGGAGATGTATATACTATATGTCTGCACTATCATGCTGACTATCATCCAGATGATAATAGAACTATATTGTTCTCTGGAGACACGTCTGTAGCTGATAGTAATCTTGGTGAAATCACAAACGGTATATCTATTGATGTACATGGTTTGTATATTGATAACCAAAGAGTTCTAGAGCTTGAAGACAACATAGATAATGACATAGCTATTGTTTGTTATCCACAACAAGTTGATGGTAACACAGAATATATTGTGAAAGTTTACCTTGATGGTGTAGTATCTGCAATACGCAAATTATCTACTAGAATAAAAATGGGAGATAATTTATACGTTGGTTGTAGAAGGTATGTTAAAGGTGGAAATGAATATCTAATAAACAAGTGTGACACAAATATATATAGTATAAGAATATATACAGAAGCTCTTAATGAGTTTGATTTGATGTGTCAACATATAAATAATATCATATCTACAAACTATGTAAATGGAGCTCCAAATTATAACAGAATTGATGCTGAGCTAAAGAAGAACTTCTGCTCAAGAGATGCTGATGGAAATGTTAAATCATTACTATACAATCAAGATGCATAGCAATATACTATTGATTTCCTTCTTGATTCTAATAACAGATTGGATGTAAACAAGCTTTCTGAAAACGCTAAAGAAATTGGTGTCCCAATTATGCTTATAGATGTTAGTAATGACTCTAGCTGGACATTTAACCAGTTTGTTAAACAACAGTCTTCATCATCTGTAACATTACCAGAAACCGAAAATAAGGTTGTACAATACTGGGACCCAATTGGAATTAGCCAAGATGGTTCTAATACTGATAATACAGTAAAAACTATTAAGAATGCTACTATAAGTTTACAAGGTACATCAACTCTTAAAGACTCAGTTAAGAACTTAAATATATCACTTCCAACAGGCACAGTATTTACTCCTAAATCAACATGGATACCAGAACAGACATATACTCTTAAAGCTGATATTGTAGATAGCTCTCATGCTAATAATGCAGCTATTGGTTCGTTTATAAATACAGAGCTTGGTAAAAAGGATAATCCATATTTCCCATTTGATCAAAAGGCAATTAAGAATGTATATGATTCTTAGTATGTTAAAACACAACAGCCGACAGCTACTCTAAAACATACGGTAGAAGGTTTCCCTGTATTTGTTATTATTAAGTTCTATACAGATGCTTAGAATACATTATCTGTAACTCCACTTGGTATATATTCATTTAATATTGGTCGTGATGCACATAGAAACTTAGGATTTAAATCAGTTAGGTCTATAGTTACTTCTAATGATAACAATCCTATACATGTTACAACATTCCCATTCTATGCTGACAATGTAACCGTAGACGAGACTTTCGACCAAGATAATTCTGCCTGGATTGAAATAAAAGATACAAACTCACTTGTTGGGTTTGAAAGAATAACAAATAGCCTTCCAGAAGATCTTGATACAAGTAAAGGAGACTTTTGGTAGAATGATGACAATATACTTAACTAGAAGTACGAAGTAAGATTCCCTAGTGGAAAAAGAACTTCTGATTATGCTGGATTTAAACAATTTGTATCTAATATCATGAAACTCCCAATAGAGGGATGTTATTCTAGCGATGTAAATGGATTGAATACAATTCCAATGATCTCTGGTTCATATGATTAGTATACAGTTGATTCTAGTGGTAATTATAGTAAGCTAAATAGAAAGCAACAGATTATAGTAGACCCAAATAGTATTAGTGATGATATGGGGTTCAGTGTAGATAGTGCATTTAAGTATTTTATTATCTGTAACTATTTCGGCCTTGTTGATAATTTTGGTAAAAACTCTACATATAGAACATGGGATGGTTCTAAGTTCTATGTTGACTTCTATGATCTTGATACAGCTAATGGTAGTGATAATCAAGGAGAGCTTAAAATTAATCCAGATGTATGGATTAAGTACATAACTAATCAAGCTACTTCTGCAGATGCTACACAAGGAATGCAGTATGTTGCTGAAACATTTGACCACGATAAAGGTCTATCTAAAACTACAGTATCTGCTAACACTAACAAGCTATGGCTATCATTAGATACGCCATTTACAAAAGCAAAGTGGAGAGATGGTCAAGATACAGTAAATTCTATATATGCTCAGTATTGGTATGAGTTTAGAAGCTTTACTGAAGCTTTAGCAAACGCTAATGGTTACGATACATTTATGAATTACTTTATAGATAAGTATTTTATAAAGTAGACAGAGCTTTGTGGTTCTCTTATATTTAATTATGACTATAAGCTTAAGTACATGCTTTAGTTTACTAATAATATTATAACTAATGCAAAGGATATTGTAAAGCTTCATGGTCGTAAGGTAGCACACAATAGAACATGGCTTAAGAAGCATGTTGTATTCTTAGATAGCTTATTTAGATGGAGAGATATGTCTAAGAGACAAGCGGCTATGACATTTAAGAATAACACTGACGTTACAGTTAACGCTACTGTAGCTGGTACTTAGGTTGACGCTTTGCCAGTAACATCTAATTGTCCAGTTATATCAAGAATAGCTGTTGGTGATACTGTTCAAGCATTCTACTTCTTACCAAACAATACAAAGACTTATGTCAATGTTGGCAATATGCAGCAAGGTGGTCCTTACACTTGGACTATCAATAATTCAAATACAATTATAGAACTAGGCGATAGGCTAACCCCATTGTATAATATGAAAATTAGCTCAATAGCTAAATCTATAAATGAACTAAATATTGACCCACTTGGTTTACCTGCTATACATACTATAGATATGCATAACAATAAGTATTTTAGTGGTCAATTTAGTTTAGATGTATTTAGACAAGCAAACGTATCTGAAGTTAGAACTATAAACTTTGCCAATACTTCATGTGCTGTTAGTGGCGATTCATTCTACTTAGATATAGAATAGAATCCTGGAACTCAAAATGCTAAAACTAAGTTTACAAAGTTAACTGATATTGATATATCTGGAAGTAATTGTATTACAAACATATTTATACCAACTAATGTTCCGTTGTAGAATCTAAATATTACAAATAGTAATATTATGGATTTAAAACTTATACATCAGCAATATTTGCCAAACTTAGATTTAACTGGATGTAATAATCTTAAGTCTGTATATATTGAAGATTGTAATACAATCAAAGAGTTAAATCTGTCAAATTATGCTAATTTAAAGAGTGTAAAAATAACACATTGTGAGAATTTACAAAGACTTATAATTAGCAATAACTTAAATCTTGAAGTTGTAGATATAGAGAATTGTCCTAATCTATCAGACGTTACTATAACAAATAATGTATAGCTAGTCGGAGGTAGAGATGATAACTTTATAACATTGTCAGATTTAAATAGTCTTACAAATGTTGACATATCAAATAATGTTAATTTGAAGACTATAAATATGAGCAACTGCAATCAGTAGAATATATTAAAATTATATTTAAACAGTACAGTTGTTTCAAATATAAATGGTGGACAACTTCTTGATTTATCACAGTTCTCAAACTTAAAACAATTTGATATACGGAATAATACTGGTATATAGGAGATATAGTTCTCTACAAATGCTACTAAGCCAGCATACATAACAAATCAATTTACAAAGTGTGAAAATCTATTGAGGGTTTATGGTAATATTGTTGTTAAATGCAATGCATGTTTTGCTGATTTGTCAAAATTCTCAATTCATGGCATAACTAGCACTATTAATTTCTAGGGTAAAAATGTACAGGCTATAGCTGATAATACACACGTTGTAAAACTTCCAAGTGAAATTATTACAAACAATGCTATACCTGATGATAATTTTGTAATGCCTATAAATGTATCAAACAAACAAACTAATATTACATTTTAGGATATAGATAATGCATTAGCAATGTATAGAGGTACAGCATGCACTTTATTTGATATATATTATACATTATAGAACTTAGGGTCGCTTAAGAATCTTGATACAATGTTCTACTTTGTATAGAATGCAAAGTTTTAGAAGACAAATCAAGCTGATAACTCACCTAATAGATATATGTTTAAACTTGCTAAAGGTATAACATCTTTGCATGATACATTTACTGGGTGTTGGGGAAACAGTGCAGTATTATATTCTCCACACTTTGTAGGAGATAGCGTAACTGTAGATGATGGATTGTTTAGTCCGCTTGTAGACTCCCTTGTTGATATTAGTGACATTTGGACCGGACCTACAACTGGAGTGTTCGACAGATTCTTGTTTAGACACAGCTCTAAGGATTACAAGATAAATAAATCTGAATATTTCTTAAGTAGTACAAATAGTGTAATTGTAAATAATACAAATACACTCAATACATCTGATGTGTTTAATACTGCTACTACAGACAATCTTGATGAATCATTTAAAGCTAATGCGTCATTATATGGTAATCTTAAAGACTTCTTTAAGAATTTACCAAACCTTAACTATATAACTAGATTTGTAAACGCTAATTATATAGATTATGATACAATAAACATAACAACAAATGTTTCTGAAGTAGCTGTATCATTTACATCTAAATACGGTCATGGAACTATTGATTTTATAAAGATATTTAAGAATCCACAATATGTTACAAGAATAAACGGATTCTTATCTAATGAAAAACTAAATGGTGGTGTTGTATTTAATATAAACAATGACTCATTTAAAGGTTTTGTAAATCTAATATCTATAGATTGTATTGATAATAATTATAGTTAGAGTACGTTCGGAAACGGTTGTGCTAAAGTTGTTAATGGTCAATTCCCATATGATATATTTAAGAATTGTCCAAAGCTTTAGAATTGTTGTGGATTCTTTGCATATACAACGATGCCTAATTAGATAAATGGTAATCATGTAGAACTTCCTGGTTCATTATTCTTAAACAATACAAAACTTAACAATGTTATTGGTTTGTTTAGAGATGTTAAATTTACATATAAATTAACATCTAACGGCTTTGCTAATTGTCCTAATCTACAATACGCTAATGGTATATTCTCAAACTCATCATACTCTGAAAGTAATTAGAGTTATATCCCATATAAACTATTCTATCATGGTGGTAGAACTATAAGTAATACTTACTACGGAATACAAGACGGAACATTAACAACTAGTTCTGAGTATAGAGATAACAAAAAGGTTATCATATATAATATAGTAAGAGCTGATGGTAGCGAAGTTAAAATGGAAAATACTGACAATGTAGTTAAATGGTTTAGTAAAAACGCTGGTAATTGGATAGAGGTAGTTAGTCCAGAAGGTGTTTTATATTCTAAACAAGTTGTATCTACTGAAGCTCCAAATACATCAATTCTAAGTTTGCATAATGCATTTGCTAATAGTAGAATAGAGCCATATGTAAATAATAACCCAGAATCAATACATAACGAAAACTATAATCCATTTAAGTTTGTATATAATGGAGTGGCTATTTCTGTAAATACAAGCTATGATAACATCGATGAAACTATAATGTGGGCTTACGATGGTGTGACTACTAAAGCTGGTAAACATGATGGTGATTATGAGCATGACTCTAATACAATATTAGTATCTATAGGACAAGGTGGAAATGTTGTTAATGGTAGCTTAAACTTCTGTTGTGCTCCAGACTTGTTTAGATATTGTAACGGTGATTGTAACATTACAAGCATATTTAACAATTGCGGACCACAATGGCCGCATTATAATGAAACTGGACTTAGAGGTAGAATACCAGATATATTGTTACTTCCATTTAAGAACTTTAGAAAAGACTTAACAAATATGTTTAATACATGTTCAAGTTTAACTAGGGTATCAAAGAGTAGCAGTAGTAGTGATATATATGTAATTCCACCACATTTCTTTGAATATGCTCCTAATATAACATCATTGAACTGTACGTTTGCATATACATCTGTATATCCAAATCAAGTATTTACAGCGTTTGATTATATATCTAATAATACACTTGGTAATATTAATAGAGTGTTTGCTATGGTTAAAGCTCCAGAGAGTACAGCTTCTAATCCAGTAGTATTTAATTCTGTATTCCAGAAGTTTACAAACTTAACAGATATAAGTAGTGCATTTGCTTAGGATTATGTAAATGGCCCCAATAATGGATACTTTAAATTTGTATCAGTATTCCCATCTAATAGATATACAAGCGCATCGCAATATTCTAGTAATTAGAGATTTAGTAATGTGTTTAAAGGTTATGGCAGTACATTTGTGATACATGAAAATCCTAAGACATTGATTGATAATAATATAACAAATAATTATAAAACCGTATAATGGATGCGGGATTAAATTAATATAATAATATGAATACAGCAAAATTAGTTAATTCCGCACTTACTGGTGGCGGTTTGATATATCCAGAGAATCTTAATGTCATTATTGGTAGTGAAGACCATGGATACCCAAAAGGTTATGTGCTAGATGCTAATGCAGTGTCTAGTTTATCTTTGAATTCAGGAAATGGATCTGGACAACAAAATAATAGTTAGCAAGATGAGCCATTTCTTAAAAATCTATATACTTATAATACTAATCTTAAAAAAGGTTATCAATTATCACGTGGTGGTTAGAATAGTTATAACGACAATTTAATAATTGGAACAGATCCAAAAGGAGAGTTTAATGGCAATAGTATTGGATATAGTAATATTATATAGGGAGATACGATAGTTTCTGTTGGAAATCAAAATATATTAACTGGCCCTTATATATTTTCAAATTCAAAAAATAGTCATATAATTTCATATAAGATATCTTAGACACCTACATATACTAAGGTTGATGATAACAACATCATTGTAGAAGTTGATAAAAATAGCCCATTATATAATTTGATAAAAAGATCAAGCATTTTGTTATATAATACAGAGGTTAAAAATGATAAAATTTTAATAAATGAAGGAGATAGTAATTAGATTAAAAACTTTAGTTATACTGTAACTGATGTTGATGATAAGCATATAAAACTAACTAGTGCAAATCTTAAAAATTTTATCAAAGACCCTACTGGGAAACTTCCATTTTTCAATATATACAGTATTGGTAAAACGGATATTATAAATGGATGTAATATAGTTAATAGTGGATCTATTTGTATAATGTCTGGAACCGATATTAATGTTGATAAAGTATTTAACTCTGCAGCTTTCGGATATGGGTTAAATGTATCTAATAGTGCAGAAATTACGGTAGGTTATTATAATGTATCAAAAGCATTAACTGGTGATGATGTATATGTATTTTCAGTTGGTGCAGGAACTAAAGATGAGAGAAAGAACGCTTTAGAGGTTAGAAGGAATGGAAGGGTTTATATATAGGATATTGGTGGGTTTAATGGACATAACTCAGACGTAGCAAAAACATTACAACAAGTAATATCTGAAATACAAAACAACACATCTTCTACAACACAACCAGTTGTTGATAATGGTCCTTGGGATATTGATATAACATCTAAGTTTGTTAAAGGTAATGTCAATATAAGTCCATCTGCAATGTGGACTATAAACCAAGGTTATAAGAGAGTTTATTTAGAAACTAAATTAAACCAAGGTGATATTATAAAAATTCCAAATACAATTAGAATGTATATTGGATGGAAGGATACTAGCGGTCAGTTTGGTATGGCTAATTGGACACAAGCTGGTACTACATATACTGCAACAGTTGATGGTGATTATGTAATATTACTTGATACTCCATCAGTAAATAATCCAGGTATAGAGCCGGCAACATTGAATTCGTTTGGAAAGGTAATGCTACATACATCTAATGAGGCATTTAAACCAAATTCTGGTAGTGGTTCACAAACTCCAGGCACTACACAAACTGTAGTTCTTCCAAAAGATCATACAAGAGACGATAAAGTAATGAGAGGTATTGCTCATCAAGGATATCATACAACTGAAAGAGCTAACTCTTTAGCTGCATTCAGAGCTGCTGCAAAAGAAGGCTGGAGATATGTTGAAACTGATACATATATGACGTCTGATGGTAAGTTTATTGTAAGTCATGATGACAATGTCCCAGTTGGTTATACTAATGGTACAACAACACTTACAGATACATCTTATAAATACGGAGATCATACGTTAGCTGATATACTTGCATTTCATGGTCCAAATGGAGAGAAAGTTGATACTCTTGAAGATTTCTGTAAATTATGTAAAGAGTGTGGTCTGCATCCATATATTGAAATAAAACAAGGTAATATGTGGTAGGCTAATACAATTGATACTACTAATGCAAAATATAATGGTAAACCATATGCTATAAAACTTCTTGATATTGTAAATAGATACGGTTTAAGAGGTAATGCTACATTTATTTCTTCAACTCCATATACATTAAGACTTATGGCTAAGTAGGATTAGAGCTATAGATATGGTATTGTGTATTTTGGTAATCTTAAAATCACAGACACAAATCTTACTACATTAATTAGCAAGATAGAAGAATTTAATAATGACACAGATGCATCTAAAGCTTATTTATTTGTAGATGTAAATATTGATAATCTTAAAACTGCAGATGCTAACATTGTAAATTTATTTGTTTCAAGGAACTGCGCACTTGAAGTATGGACTGCTAAAACAAAAGAAGATCTTGATAACTTAGATCCATATGTAACTGGCGTTACAAGTGATAATATACACGCAGGTGAAATATTAGCTAAGAAGATTTAATAATGTTTGATATACAAGGTGGTAAGATAAAACTTAGTACTTAGGATTTAGCAATACCTCCGTTTAAGGAATATTATAATAATGCTGAAGATAAATCTTAGGCGCTAAAAGAAATTGAATATATCATTTGGTTATACAAATGGAATAGTCCATATGAGGCTTATCCAGAGAAAGAAAGACAATCTGTTGTAGGCAAAGATATGTTCAATGATGATAAATATAAACCTACTGCCGAGATGATGATATTAGCAAAAAGGTTTCAGGAGTTTCAACAGACTCCTGGAACCAGACTGCTTTCATCTTCATAGTCAGCAGCAGAGGGATTGATTGAAACTCTGAATTAGTATTCAGAAGGTAGTATGGATATAGACACGGCACTTAAAATAACACGAATACTTAAAGATGTTAGCGGAGTAGTTAAATCATTAGATATAGCTATGAAGCAAGCTAAAGCAGAACAGCTTGAATCTGGTAAGGTTAAAGGTGGTGGTGTTATCGGTCTATATGAAACAGTTAAATAATTATGGTTGACTTTAATAAGAAGATTTATAATAGTGATAAATTTAGATAGGCAGCTATATTCTTTAAAGAACACGGTGCTTATACATTAGCTCCTCCAGGAACTACTGATTATATAAAGTACTGGGATGAAGAAACTAATAGATGTCTATATGGATATGTTGCCCCTGATGGTGATGCTATAAGTGGATATAATTACTTTTATCTTAACTATAGCCCAATTATGAAGCTTAGTGAGGTTGAGTATACAGATAGATATGGTAATAAACGTACAAGACGTGAACGTATATTAGAGTTCCCAAACTTCTGGGATTACGACTACTATTACTTTAACGCCATAGAAGAAGCTGAAACTGAAGGTAAGCACCTTGTTGTGCTTAAGTCAAGACAGCGTGGGTACTCATTTAAAGGAGCGTCTATGTTAGTACGTAATTATGAGTTAATACCTGGGTCTAAAAGTTTTGCTGTAGCTTCAGAATAGAAGTTCTTGATTGGTGATGGTCTTCTTACTAAAGCTTGGCAAATAATGGATTTTATAGACAAGAATACAGCTTGGTCAAAACAACGCCTTACAAGTACACGTATGGAACGTGTTGCTGGTTTTAAGATTACAGATGAGTTTGGTAAATAGACTGAGCAAGGTTACTTGTCGAGCATAACAGGTATCACACTTAAGAATGACCCTGAAAGACTTCGTGGTACTCGTGGTAAGCTTGTACTATTTGAAGAGGGTGGTAAGTTCCCTAATCTTGAAACAGCGTGGCGTGTTGAACAGCCTGCTGTAGAAACTGACGACGGTGTAGCTTTTGGTCTTTTGATTGCTTTCGGTACTGGTGGTACTGAGGGTTCTAGTTTTGACGGTCTTAAGAATTTATTCTATAAGCCAGAAGCATTCAACTGTTTGGCTTTTCCGAACATTTGGGATGATGGCCAAGAGTAGACTAAATGCGGATTCTTTGTTCCATCATGGTCTAATATGGAATCTACTGATGAGAATGGTAAGTAGAAGTTCATGGATTAGTATGGTAATAGTATTAAAGAGAAAGCTATAGAAGAACTTATTGCTCAAAGAAACAAAGTAAAAGATGGTGGTGCATCTCAGACATCTATTGATAGATTTATATCAGAGCGTCCTCTAAAGCCACAAGAAGCTGTATTGGAGCTTGGTAAGAATATCTTTCCAAGATAGTTGTTGATGAATCAATTAACACGTATCAGAACCAACGAGAAGCTACGAAATATGAAACACGTAGTAGACTTAGCTTGGGATGGAGAAGGGTAGGTTAAAGCTACCGAAAAGAAGTCTGGTGATATAACAACATATCATTTGAAGAAAGATGATAAACCACATGGTTCAATTGTGATATGGGAATATCCAATTAAAGATCCTCCATTTGGACTTTATATAGGGGGGTGTTTAACACCTGGGGAAAAGGTATGCACACAAAGAGGCTTGGTAAATGTAGAAGATGTAACTCTTGATGACAAACTTATAAATAGAGATGGTGAGTTTGTTGATATACGTAATCTATAGCGTTACGATAAAGAAAATGAAGATATATACACTATCAGAACAGCAAACTCTTATAGAACTACAACATTTACAAGAGAGCACCCAATATTATGCTCACCTACATTAAATGGAGAATATGGTTTTGTAAAAGCAAAAGATATACAAGTTGGATATTATTGCAAATTTCCAAATGTATATTATAACACAAATAATAAATGCGAAGACGCCCCAATAAATTCTGATTAGTTTTGGTGGTTTGTTGGATTGTGGTTAGGCGATGGTTGGTGCGATAGTAAAAAGCATTCTGTTTCAATCGCATTCGATATAAATCAAAAATTTTATTTTGATAAGTGTTATAATTTTATACAAAACGAATTAGGTATCGTTCCGTATTATAGGATAAGAGGAAATACTATAGAACTAAACTTTACCTCTAAAAAGATATAGCAATGGTTAAGTAACACGTTTGGTAATAGTTGTTATAATAAATCAATACCAGATAAAATTAAAAGAATAAATGATAGATATAAGTTAAATATAATATCTGGTTATCTAGCTTCTGATGGGTGTGTTTATAATAGAAATAATACATCAACTATTGAATTTGTAAGTGTAAATTTAAATTTATTAGAAGATGTTCAGGATTTATTATTTGCACTTAAAATAATAAACGGAATATCTAAGCTAAGAGATAGTAAACAGTCTACAATATGTGGAAGAATTGTAAATTAGAAAAAGACATATCGTGTAAGAATAGCGCAATCTGGATCTATTTATTTAAAACATTTATTTGATAAATATTGTATAAAAGATACAGTTAAAGCTAATAAAATTATAGATAGATAGTTGTCAAATTGTTCAAATAAACAAATGATTTTTGATGATGAGTTCAAACACATAATATGCAAAATAAAATAGATAAATATTAGTAAGTATACTGGTATTGTTTATAATTTTGAATGTGATACTCATACATTTATGTGTAGAAATATAATGACACATAATTGCGACCCGTGCGCGTAATGTCAGCGGGTCTAAAATCGGGTAAAAACGGGAAACATCTAGAACAGACAATTCCGTGCTAATTATACTGATTGCGAAAGGCAGTATAACAGTGTAACGCATAGATGGTGAATAAATATAATCCATCCACGAACACCCGACACTTTTATAGTGATGATGTATGCTGGGCTATATGGGGACATATAGAAGTATAGATAAAAAACTATACGATAACATAACCGACGACCACGATGAGTCTTTTACAAACTCTTTGGGATCAACATTTATATTTAAACGTGTTAAAGCTGGAGAAGCTTGGAACGACGTTATAGTAGCAGAATATTCAGGACGACCTGATACTGCTGAAGAGTACTATGAAAATGTACGAAAGCTTTTAATCTTTTATAATGCAAGATTGTTATTTGAGAATGAACGTAAAGGTATTTATCCTTACTTCACAAATAAGCATTGTGATTATCTATTGGCAGATTAGCCAGATAAGATAATCTCCGAGGTATTTAAAGATTCAAAAGTACAAAGAAGAAAAGGATGTCATATGACTAAGTCTATTAGGGCTTATGGAGAAGGATTAATACTTGAATGGCTTATGGATGAATTTGAGCCAGGACATCCTAATATAGAAAGAATATATAGCGAGCCTCTAATAGAAGAGCTTATAGAGAACGACGGTATAAAGAACGTCGATAGAGTCATAGCATTATGTATGACTATGATGTATAGGGAAGAGCTCTATTAGGTAAAGGTAGCTAAAAGTAAAGAAGAAAACAAATAGGTTGAACTCTTTGAAATGCCATTGTTTGGCCAATCTTGGTGGAATGATGAGTAGCAGCAAGACGATATACCTGTATATACATTTTAACAATGATAGGAGTAAAAGATAATTTATATAGTGCCGCATTTCCACAACAGAAGCTCCCATTGACTAAGAAAGATGAGAATTGGCAGCATGACTGTGTGGATTATATAATAGGTGAAGGCAATGTTACTTCTGGCGGCGGTAGGCGTGATACGCAGCATGGCGAGATGTAGACCTATTACAACTTATATAACAGTATCTTTGACGAGAAAGACTTTAAGCGTATAACAAATCCATTTAAGGTAGATGATGGTTTTCCTGCTACCCCTTAGGACTTTAATATTATTAGACCTAAGATTGATTTGCTTATAGGTGAAGAGACTAAAAGACCATTAAACTTTAGAGTTGTTCGCACATCTCAAGAAGCTGTATCAGAGTTACAAGATAAGGAAAAAGAAATGCTTATGTAGTATATGATGGCAGCTATACAATCTAAGATGGGTCCAGAAGAACAGCAATAGTTTTAGCAATAGTTACATAGTGGTGAGATTATGCCACCAGAAGCTATAGCTAAGTATATGGATAAAGAGTACAAAGATGTTGTAGAAAATACTGCTTATCATACACTTGAATACCTTAAAGAAAGACTTTCATTACATAATGAGTTTATCAAAGGTTGGAAAGATGGTTTGATTAGTGGTACTGAAGTATACTACGTAGGAGTTCAAAACGGAGAACCTTACGCAGAGCGTGTAAATCCTATGGACTTTGATTATGACAAATGTCCAGACTTGGAATTTATAGAAGATGGTTCTTGGTGTGTTCGCAAGATGAGACTACCAGTAGCTGAGATATACGATAGATATAATGATAAGATGGATGAGAAAGATCTTAATAAGCTTAATGAAATCTTATCTGGTACACCTATTGGAGATATGCCAGAGAAAGGACCAGTTGATGATTTTAATCATATAACAATGCATATATACGATAAAGATGGTTTATCATTCTAGAATAAACACTCTATTAATGTATGGCATGTATGTTGGAAATCATTTAAGAAGATCTTCTATGTTACAGTTCTTGATGAAGCTGGAGAGCCTTAGGTTACAATATGTGATGAAACATACAAACCTGTAGGTACAGAGGTTTCTATAGAGCCAGATTGGATTATAGAAGTATGGGAAGGATATAGGGCTGGTTCTGATTTATACTTTGGAATACAGCCACTTGAGTACCAACATGTAAGTATTGATAACCCAAATTCACAAAAGCTTCCATATTGTGGTTGTGTTTACAGTGCAACAAACAGTAGGCCTAGGTCTTTAGTTAGTATACTAAAACCATTACAATATATGTATATTGTGTTATGGTATAGGCTGGAACTTGCAATAGCTAGAGATAAGGGAAAGGTAATTAATATGGATATTACTCAGATTCCTAAGTCTATGAATATTACACCAGATAGGTGGATGCATTATCTATCTTCTGTAGGTGTCAACTTTATTAATCCTTATGAAGAGGGTTGGAATGTTCCTGGTCGTGAAGGAGGTAAGCCGGCTACATTCAATCAGATTACTTCTCTTGACTTAACAATGTCATAGGTTATATCAGAGTACATATAGCTAATGGATAAGATAGAACTATTAGCTGGTACTATATCTGGTATTACATCTTAGAGAGAAGGTGCTATTAGTACATCGGAACTTGTTGGTAATGTTGAGAGATCTGTAACTCAGTCATCTCACATTACAGAACCTTTATTCTGGGTTCATAATCAGTGTAAGAGACATGTGATGACTATGCTTCTCAACACCGCTAAAGGAGCTTGGGAAGGTACTGGCAAACAGAAGCTTTCATATGTATTTGATAATGGCGAAAGGGCATTCTTAGATATAGCAAAGAAGTTCTATTACGAAGACATGGATGTGTTTGTAAGTGATACTTCTAAAGATATAGAGAATATACAGAAGTTACAACAGCTTATTCAGCCAGCTATGCAGAATGGTGCTAGTTTACTTGAAGCTGCAGAGATTCTTACAAATGATAACTTCAATATACTTAAGCAGAAGCTTAAGGATATGTAGACTCGTCAAGAACAAATGCAGCAGCAACAGCAGGAAGCTGAGGCTCAGCAGCAACAGCAATTGCAGCAGATGTAGAACGAAGCTAAACAGCAAGAACTTATGCTTGAAGAAGCTAAGATGGACCTTGAGCGCTATAAGATTGATGCTGATAATCAGACTAAGATTGCTGTAGCTGAAATTAGTGCATATCGTGGTACTGAGGATAAGGATGCTAATATGAATGGTATACCAGATCCTATGGAGATTGCGAAGGATGCTACAGAGCAACGTAAGATTGACCAGGAGGCCTATTTAAAGCGCTATGAGGCTCGTTAGAAGCGCGAGATAGAAGATGCTAAGATAAACTTAGAAAAGACGCGTATGAGCCACGAAATGGCTTTACAGAAGCAAAAAGATGATGCTGCTTTATAGAGAGAGAAGATTAAGGCTTCTACAGCTTTAAAGAATAAAGTAACTGGTGAAAAGTGATACGTATGAAACAGATTAAGAAACCTAATAGCAATTAGCCTAATAAATATTAGGCTTTTGCTAATAAGTTAGGACCATTGGTCTATAATGGTCTATTAAGGCGTGGTTATACAAAAAAGTCTACGTATGATAATATAATGAGCCAGTTGGCATTTGAGAGTACATATGGTACTAGTCCGCTGGCACAAAGAGCTCACAATTATGGTGGATATGGCTATAATGGAAAAGATTATAACAGCTATAAAAATGATGCAGAATTTGTTGAGGCATATTTAAACGATATGGCTGGTAAGTATAAGAAGGCTTTAAATGCCGACACTGTTAATGATTATGCTAAAGAACTTAAACGTGTTGGTTACTTTCAAGCACCATTAGATTAGTATACAAAGAATCTTGCTGGTATGCAATCTATAAGGAAAGCAGCAGCTATACACTATGGGTAGCCATTAGTTTATCCAAAACCTATTTTAGAGCCCGTGTAGCAGCCTATTTAGGTAGTGCCTTAGGAAACGGCCAACGCTATAGAGATGAACGCTCAGAAGCCATTTAAATAGCCTATATTACCACCTGTTGGTAGAGGTCCAGAACCAGAGATAGATGTTCCAATAGAACAATCTGGTCCATTTGTTTTTGAGCATTCAATAGAGCTTCCTCCAATAGAATAGACAATGGGTGCTGTGTTAAACGATTAGCCTATGGTTAATATACCTGGCTACAAAGTTGGTAAGGATAATTTACACTCTATGTATTTGATAAATGATTTATACAATCAAATACTACCAAATATGAATTACATAAAATAATACGCAGTTATGCGAAAATAATATTTAATTATTAATTAATAATTATGAAGGAAAACAAAGATAATAAACCATCAGCACTTGATACAATGCTTGATAGTATTTATGGTAATGGAGGTGAAACTTCAGAAACCACAGATGTAACAAACATGGGAAGACAAGATAGTGTTGTTGAGGTAGACGATGATAATAAAGAAACTCCAGATGAACCAGCAGGTAATTCTGAGGATGTAAAAGATGGGGATGATTTAACCGTCGGTAATGATGATACGGAAATCCCTGAACATATTTTAAATAACTCTAAAGAAGAGAAAGAAACTGATGATAATCAAGACAGTGATAACACTACTGATAATAATGATAGTAGTGATACTGAGCCTTCTGCTGAAGATGTAACAGAAGCTCAGCAAGTTTCTGCTCTATTTGACGCCGTTGGTGAATCTTTAGGGTGGAATATGGCGGATTTTAATGAAGAAGATAAGCCTGTTACTGTTGAAGAGTTTACTCAGTATCTTGGTAAAGTTGTAGAACATAATTCTGTTCCACAATATGCAGATGAACGTATTGCTAAGCTTGACGAATATGTTAAGAATGGTGGTAAGTTTGAGGACTTTTATCAAAAACAATAGGACACATTATCTTTTGAAAACTTAGATCTAGAGAATGAGGATAATCAAAAGACTGTAATTAGAGAATTACTTAAACATAACGGTTATTCTGACGAGCAGATTAACAATAAGATTAGTAGATACGAAGACGCTGATATGCTTTATGATGAATCTGAAGACGCACTTGAACGATTGAAGGTTATTCGTGAGAATGAGATTGAAGAGAATCGTAAGCAGCAAGAGGAATATGCTAAACAGCAGGAAGAGCAGAATAGACAGTTCTTCTAGAGTGTTCAGAATGATATTAATAACCTGAATACAATTAGAGGTATTTCTATTCCAAAGGAAGATAGAGCTGCATTATATGAGTATATCTTTAAGGTTGACCAAGATGGTGTATCACAGTATCAGAGAGACTTTAATAAGAATCTTTCAAAGAACCTAATTGAGTCTGCATATTTTACAATGAAGGGTGATTCTTTAGTATCTGGAGCTAAGAGAGATGGTGAAACATCCGCTGCAGAAAAACTTAGAAAAATACTTAGGAACACTTCAAAGAATCACAGCACATATAATACTCAACAGAAACAAAAGAGTGCTGCTGAATTAGTAAGTGGTCTATTTTAAGATAAATTAAATTATATAATAACTTATGAATAATACTTTACTTAATGGTCTACAGTTGTATAGAGGTAAAAGATTCTCTGACCTCGTAGACGAAAACATGATTTCTAATGCTTTGCTTACAAAGCCTCATGAGGTTGCTGGTATCTTGTCTCTTGTATTCGGTACAAAGGATGATGGTGTATCAACTACTATTGATATGATTACAGGTGGTCTTGGTAAAACTATGACTATCGAAAACCGCGAGTATGAGTGGGCTGTACAGATTGACCAAGATCACGCAGTTAACATTCGTTACGCTAAGTATAATGGCAAAGTAATTACAGCTGCAGATGCTGCTACAACTACTGCAGGTATTGGTAATTCTCCAATCTACCTCGGTCTTGAAGAGCGTTACTTTGGTCCTGGTGCAATCTTGTCATTTGACAACTATCGTTTCCAGGTTCGTGTATCTGGTACTCCTTACCAGGATGGTAGCGCTTGGGTTTATGAGTGCTACGTAGCAGATGCAGGTTCTGGTGCATATATTCCTGGAGAGTATCTTCTCCCAGGTCGTCAGGTAAGCCGTATTGGTTCTGCATACGAAGAATATTCAGATGAGGCAGATATCCTGAACTATCAGACTCCATTCAAGATGAAGAACAACTTGATGACAATGCGTCTTTCTTACGATATTACTGGTGATGCTTACTCTACAGTATTGGCTATCGCATTGACAGATCCTGAGACTGGCAAGAAGTCTTACCTCTGGTCTGACTACCAGTATTGGTTGGCTCTTCGTGAGTGGAAGAAGCGTGAGGAGTATCAGTTGCTCTTTGCTAAGTCTAACCGTAATGCTGATGGTACATACTCTAATAAGGGTACAAATGGCAGACCCGTTGCAATCAGTGCAGGTTTGTTCGAGCAGATTAGCCCAGCTAACACACGTTACTACACAACTCTTACAACTGAGTTGCTCGAGGATTACCTCTTCGATCTTTGCTACAACATGCTTGGTACAAACGAGCGTAAGTTTATTGCTCTTACAGGAGAGATGGGTTTCAGAGAGTTCGATCGTATTCTCAAAGAAAAAGTATCTAGCATGCAGTTAATCGATACTAAGTTTATTACTGGTAATGGTCAGGAGTTGACTCTTGGTGGTCAGTTTACAACTTATAAGATGACTAACGGTATTGAGCTTACTCTTAAGAAGTGTGCTCTCTTTGACAACATGGAGATGTTCCGTCAGCTTCACCCACTGTCAGGTAAGCCATTGATGTCTTACACATTCTTGTTCCTCGACCTTGGTATGCGCGACGGTCAGGCAAACATCGTTAAGGTTTGTCGTAAGGGTCGTGAGTTCGTACAGTGGTGTACTGGTGGTTCTGTACTCCCATCTGGTTATGGTAACTCAATTAATACTCTCCGTTCTAATAGCCGTGATGGTTATCAGGTACACTTCCTTGGTGAAGAGGGTATTATGGTGCGTAACCCACTTGCATGTGGTGTACTTTACTGCGATGCTGATGATTCAGAGTACAAGCAGGCGTAATTGAAATAACGAGCCTCGACTCAACTCTTATATTCCAATCCTAGCGGATTGAAATAACGAGTCTCGTTTCGGCTGTATAATATATAATATAAAAAGGGCTCGTGGTTGTTTCCACTCGCCCTTTATATATTAATATTATATACGGAACAACACTAATTTAAATAAATATTATGGTAGTTGAATTAAGAATTAAGAAAAAGAATCCATGGGCTGGACTATTGAAGTACAGCAGATGTTTTGATTATATCGCCCCTTATTTTACAAGGTCTGGCTCGATATACACTGGACTTACTCCAGAAGATGAAAAATATTTTGAAAAAGCTTTAGGTTATGATGAAGGTCATTTATCACGTAACAGTGATTTCTGGACTACATTCTGTGTAAAGGTTGGTGCTAAGCCATTATTGTTAGACGACTCTGTTCCTCGTTAGGCTATGATTATTAAGTTCCTTGAGGGTCATAAGAGAGTTGCTACATCACTTGATAAGCTTGATGCTGGTAAAGATTATATCTTGATTAACCGTCAGGCTGAGGCTGTTGAACAGAATAAGATTAATAAGATGCGTAGAGACGCTATTCGCGAATTTGATAAGTTGTCACTTGATAATATGCGTAAGTGTCTTAGATTGTTTGGTGTTAAGTCAGACGATCTTTCTAACGAACTTGTAGAATCTACACTGTTTACAATGGTTGACAAGAATCCTAAGAAGTTCTTTGACAAGTGGGTTGACAACAAAACAAAAGACACAGAGTTTATTATTGAAGAAGCTGTAGCTAAGGGTGTTATCCGTAAAGATAAGACTAATTACTATTATGGTACAGATTTGATTGCTACATCTTTAGCAGATGCTATAACTTACTTAGATAATAAGAAGAACCAAGACTTGAAGCTTGTTATTATAAACGAAACAAATAATAAGTAATATAAATTAAACGACGTATGACGCACACAGATATATACGAAAAGTTTATGATCGAATATGACAAGGAGAATGTCACCACGTCATATCCGTCGTTAACTGAATATGAGATTGCTACGTTACTAGACAAGGCCTACCTAGCTCTAATAGCTCAAAAATTTACAGGAAACAATATGAGGCGAGTGCCATTTGAAGGTGATGAAAAAGCAGTCGAAGATTTACAACCTTTAGTAAAAACAACCGAATTTGTTAGTATTAATAATATTGGAAACGGATTATTATCTGTTAATCTAAGTGGTGCAGTAATGTTTGTTATTAGTGTATTATTTGATAATGGTTATGCTGATACTGGAAATAATGAACCTAGTCTAATTATTGGCAAGTAGATACAATCCAAGGATTTGTATAAATTTATACAGACTGTTGGTAATAAACCATGGAGTAAATATGCTATGTATTGTATATAGGATGGTAAAATAATAGCTGCACTACCAAATGTTGATAATAGAAGATATAATATATAGAAATGTAAATATACATATATATCAACACCAGTAAAGTTTACAGATAAAAATAAACCAATATCATAGCAAAGTGATATTTAGTTTGAATTATCAGACTCTATGGCTGAGGAATTAGTTAACTTAGCTTTAATCATGTCTACCGAAGTAGTTGAATCTCCTAGAATGTAGACTAAACTAGAATTGAAAGGGCTTGAATCATGACGTACGAACAAACAGTTTAGCTCGGTATAGAATTCGAGCGTAGGTTAATAGAGATAGACCCTTCATTTGAGGTTGAAAACAAGCCGGATACAGAGACTATCTATTATATTCTTAGTGAATATACTAAATAGTATGTTGATAGTCTTTTATAGGAGTTAATGTAGGTAAAAGATTAGGGATAGGCAGCATATATTTATAACAAACTTGGATATCTTATTAAAACAGTAAAATGTAGAGTTAAAGATGCAAATATAGAATATACTAACTCTGGTACTAGTGATTAGATATATGATGATGTTGTAAGTTTTAATATACCTAGAGACTTCTATAAATATATAAGAAGTTATTCTAAATGTACAACAACGTATAAAAATCCAAATAAAACATTGACTGGTGATGGAACTCTAATACCAATATATAAAACATATATTGTTGAGAATAAAATATTTAATGACTATATAAATCAGTCTGCAATAAATGGTTACCTAAATAATGGAGGGATATTAAGAAATCCATTAGTTATGCCATTTTCTAATCTATCAAACCCTATTAATATTTATGATGAAGGTGATACAATTAATATATTAAAAGATAAATATACTAATATATCAAATGTTGTTTTAACATACTGTTCAATACCGTATAATTTTACTATATTATATAGAGAGCACAATTATAATTGCCCATTAAACTATTCAGAATTTTGGGATATAGTTAAAGGTGCTGTTGACCTATACATATATAAGTATAAATTTGGAGTAACACTGGAGAGTCTGAAGAGAAAGGCTAGACAATAGTTACAAGATTAGCAAAGTAATGAAAAACCATAGAGGTAGGAGGATTAATAATGAAATATATAGATATACTTGAAGCGTTTGAAACTGAAATAGGTGTTATCAATAAAACAGAAAAGCCTCTTACTTCAGATTCGTTATTCTGGCTAAATCAAGCTGTTGATAAATTTGTTAAATTAAGATTTAACACAGATTTAGTACATAGAACATCATATGAATAGAATGAGAAGCGTAGAAATGATTTGATAAATTTATATGTAACTAAAAAGTGGGAAGTAAATGATTCTGCTAGTATGGTAACTTATGATGACACAAATCCACAGTATGATAAATACACAATATTATACCCAGATAACTTTTTATTCTCATTAAACGAGGATGCTATAATAACTAACAATAAAGGAGATAATCCATATAGTACTAGTATATTTGAATGCACATCAGATAGTTTTATGTATAGAGTAACAAATAGTCTAACAGACTTTCATTACAAATATGGATAGGCTAGACCATTGAGGGTTAGAACAGATTCTGGATGTTATTTATTAACAGACAAAAAATACTTAATAAAGGAATACGTATTAGGATACTTACGTAATCCTAAAAAAATAACATTGGATTAGCCATTTGAAGAATATGGCGATTTCGATGATATAACAATTCCTGAGATAGTAAAAATCGCAGCATAGATGTACTTGGAAAATTCAGGTAATCCACGATATAAAACTATAACTTAGGAAGTTATGACACAAGAATAATTTTAACTTGGAAAGCCTTTGCTATTAACTTAGCGTGTGAGGTGAGTAGAAAAAATTAATAAAATATAAAGATATGATTACATATGTAAATGACGTTTTCGTAAGTAACGAAACAGGCGTGCTGTACTCTGGTAAGATTTCAGCACTTGCAAAAGCTAGTAAGAGTGCTATTGCTAATGTTGGTAAACTTGCTATTGTAGATATGGCTGATCCAGATACAGCTGTTACAGCAGTTCCTGCTACAGCTACAGCTATTAAGATTGGTAAAATCACTAGTGCTGTATCAACTGTAGTTCTTACCGATGGTAGTGTAAAGTATATGCCAGTAATTGATTGGACAAACCCAATTCAAAAGAGCGCTGTTAAGAGTGCTCAGTTTACTGACCACAAAGCAGATACTCCAGAGAAGATTGAAGTTGACTTCAATGGTTTGAACACTCAGATTAAGACTAAGATTGCAGCTGGTGGTCACAGTGTTGTATTTCGCATTATCTACAAGGATATGAATACACGTTTCCGCAAGTGGACAGAATCTTACGAGTATGTTACAAAGGCTGGTGATACAGAACTGACTGTAGCAGAAGGAATTGCTAATCTTATTAAGAAAGATTACAAGAGAGCTAGAGTTAATGTTGATTATACTGCTGGTAAGATTACTCTTACTGCAATGAACTACGATGATGATGACTCTGTTCCATCATTAAGTCCAGCTGCAACTGTTCGTTTTGCAGTTTCTACATGGATTTCATTCAATGATGAAGCTGGTATCGTTGGTATTGGCTATAGCCACAAATACCCACTTGCTGGCGTAGTTGTAAAGAAGACTCCAGGTGAAGTTTACACAGCTTCTCCAAAGTATGTTCGTGACCGTGAAGAGGCAGCTATGGGTTACAATGGTATTGTTAACCGCGGCTTCGAAGAGTATCGTGAAGTTGGTCTTCCAGCACTTGATACTAAGCTCGATGGCGAATATGATGCAGTTACAATCTTGTTTGAAAACATGTATCACACTGCAGATGATTTGAATCGTCTTACGAAACAGTCTGTAGAAATCTATCCTAAGTCTGGTGAAGGTGCTTCTTTGAAGACAGCTCTGACTCCATTCTTAGCATGATAAAATATAATTAATATACAACTAAGCTGGGGTTGGGCATTCAGCCCCGCCTCAGCTTTTTTATTTTTATAATATGAAGCAAGTAGTAATGGGAACAGACATACGTCTTTAGTTTACATTAGATGATTTATCAGAATTTGATAGAACATCTATTAAGCAACTTAGATGTTATGTCATTAGAAAAGACGATATATAGTATATAAATTTAGACAACTATGGTTATCCATAGTATTATAGTCCAACTGACTATGATTTAATGTATACAAGTTGTTGTAGGTACAATTGGTTACCATATAATCAATATGTGTATAATTGTGGAATGTTTGGCCCAATTGATGATTATAGATACTTCCCAGCATATAATGGATTTGGTGTAAATTCAAAACAGTTTAAAATTGTACCTGACAAATATTTAGCATCATCTAGGGTTATAAATGATACAAATACAATTGAGATGTATTTTCCAGCACAAGACCAGAAAGACTTTGGTAAATATATCGTACTTATTGTAGTTACAGTATATCAACCAGGTTGGGGTTCTAATAACCTTAGAACGTTTACAATAAACAAAGGTGTGTAGTTTGAGATTGTAGATGGTAACGACACAGAACAAGGTAACACAAATAACCAGCAAAACAAACCTTCAAACGTTCAAATAACAGATGAAGATTATAATTCTGAGCCTGTTACTGAAGGTAATTATACTTTTGCAAATAAAGCTATACAGAAGATGTTTAATATTAATGTATCTCCTAAGCTGCATAAGGTAATAAATATGTATGAATTATATATGGATCACAGTAACTATATAGAAAATATTGCGTTAGTTTGGGATTAGTAGACCGCAAAATTATTTGGGGTATTTTAGGATGATCCACAAATATATTCTGGTATCGGTAGTAATGGTAATAGTCTTGATGCTACAACAATTAATGCTAATATAACATTAAATTAGGTTACCATAGATAATGTTACTAGTGATTATACAATCTGGCATAACCATCTATAATATATAATATTATGAAATTGCAATTAAAACGTATCGCATTATAGGATACATATACTATAGGAAAGCTATATGTTGATGGTGAATATTTTTGTGATACGATAGAGGATAAAGTAAGAGATTTAAATAAAAATGGCGTTTTTGATAACGGTGAAGTAAAAGTTAAAGGTAAAACTGCAATACCATACGGGTAGTATGAAATTGCATGGGCTTATTCTCCGAGATTAAAAAGATACACTCCTAGGCTATTAAATGTAAATTCATTCGACGGTGTTTTAATACACGCTGGTAATACAGCTTAGGATACCGAAGGGTGTATAATACTTGGATAGAATAAGGTTAAAGGGAAAGTTATAAACTCTAGAGAGTTTGTTAATAAACTATATCCGATTATAAAAAATGCTTGTCAAAAAGGTAAGGTAATAATAGATATAATATGACAAGACATAGTAAAGATTTAGTATAGTATGTTACAGCTAGTATATCAATAATAAGTGGTATATCTCTAGCGTTTTTATCATTCTTCCTCAATAAGCATAATATTGAGGATAGTATTTTGTGGTATATTGCACAGACTTTCGTTTATGCAGGAAGTATATTTGGAGTATCAGCGTATATGAATTCCAAATTTGGTGAAATCCGTTCAATATTAACCGATAATAAATTAATGACAGATGAATAGTGCGATGATATTAAGCTGGCTCATAAGCCATAAAAAGATCGCAATTAAGGCACTTTTAAGCCTCTTGGTGGGCCTTTTAGTTGTGTTTAGTATAAATATATACAAACAGAATAAAAGGCTCTCTAAGAGCTTAGAAATGGCTCAGAATAACATTGAAGCCTATTAGGGTATCTTGAACGGTTCCTAGTAGGCTAATAATGTTTTAAAGCTAGACATGTCTTAGTTGTAGAATGTAAATGATAGTCTTATACAAAAGATTGATAGTGTTAGGAAAGAGCTTAAGATAAAGCCAAAGGTTATAAGAACCACCGCAACTCAAACATAGACTATCTACGTTACAGCAAGTAAGGGGGTAAGGGGGTAGGATATAATTAAAACTATCTAGAAAGATACAGTATATAAAGATACTATATTAATAAACCCTCTAACAAAGATAGATTATACTATTGGTAAAGATACTGTAAGTGTTAATTTAGATATTAAGAACCAGTAGTTCTTGTATGTATATAAGAAAAGATAGTATAAGAATAAAAAGAGTTTTATTAAACGTCTATTTACTTTAGACTTTAAGAAAGTTGATATGTATAAGTATTAGATAGTAAATACTAATGATATTATAAAAACTTCTGATGTTAGAGTAATAGAATCAATTGATAAGTAATATGACATACATAACACTTAGATAGTTTGTAGATGATATATTACTTCTAGTTCGTAATAATAATATAAGTGAAAGCGAAGATTTATCTAGAGAGTAGATAAGGAACTGGGTAAAGGAATATAAGAAGTTCTTTACTAAATAGAGACTAGATAAACTTAGAGCTTAGTCAGAAACGATTGATGATCTTATATAGGCTTCTGATGATATTTATAAGAAAGAAACTGGACCTCTAGAGTTAGAGGACGTTTAGTCTTTAGATAAGTATCCAGTATTCACAAAGAAGACTAAAGAAAAGCTAGAAGGTATATATGATAAGAATGAAGATAGTATACTAGCTGTGCATGATTAGCAAGGTGAGAATATATAGTATATGAATCACATTCGTAGACATTATAATTATTTCCGTAAATATACAAAGAATGAATTAACTGCATACTATAAGGATGGGTATATATTTGTGTAGGGAAATCAAGATTTAAACAAACTTAGAAATATATGGGTTTTAGCCATATATGAAGATGAAGTTGATGATAATTGGGATACTCCTAGTGAAGATGATATAAAACTTCCAGCATGGATGTTACCTCCAATTAAAGAAATGATAATTACTAAAGAACTTCCATTTATGCTTGGTAGACCTAGTGATGATAGTAATAACTCTACATTGGCTAGCGTTAAACCACATGGACCACAAGATGAAGAGGAATAAGAATTCTATAACATTCGTAGACATGTATAAAGAATTGCCCATAGAGGTGCCATACGTCGCGTATAAGCGCATATTAGACTCTATGTGTAATATTATACTAAAACATGTATTAGACGGCTCAGACGGCTTTAAAATGCCTTTTGGGCTAGGTTATATACAGATAGGAAAATATAAACCTAAAACATATACAGATAGATCGTTATCTGTAGATTATAAAGCCAGCAAAGAATTTAACAAAAAAATATATCATCTAAATGAACACTCTGACGGGTATAAGTTTAGGTTACATTGGTCAAAAGTACCTCAGACGTTTCCAGATAGATATAAATATCAATTATGCTTAGTTAGAGCAAATAAAAGAAGACTGGCAAAATTAATATTCAATAAAACAGATTATATAAATATAAATGATATACAAGTATACAAAATGTGAATCAGTCATAGCTAAGATAATGGCTGATTTGGATTCTTCTGAAACAAGATAGAGAACTAGCGATATTAAAGAATGGATCTTTGAAGCCATAGATAAGATTGGTGCGCCAATGTAGTATATCAATAGGTAGTCTGGAGTTGATGGTGTTCCTGTTATGAAGATACAGGATTATTAGGTACCATTACCTCCAGACTTAGAGCATTTAGATGGTATTGCTTTTTCATAGTCTGAAAATGGACCATGGATACCATGTAGTACATAGACATCTATTTTCAAGAGTCCGCATAGATATAATGAAAAAATAGTAGTAAACAAGATTGATAATAGTAATAACAATCTTACTATTGATGATGAATAGCCTCAACAGCCATAGATGCAATATAAATATCCAACAGTTTAGGCTTAGATAAATAGACCAAGAACTAATGGGTTTACAAACTCTTTATATTATCATAAAGACTATGAGAGGCCTTAGTATTTTATTAAACCAGGTTGGATTGTATTTAATAAGAAATCTGGGTATGTAAAATTATCATACAAGGCAATTCCTACAGATGAGAGAGGCTATCCATTAATACCAGATTTATCATCATATCAAGAAGCTATTTATTGGTATGTTGTAATGAAATTGAATTTCTCTAAGTTTATTAAAGGTTAGCTTGGTGGTAAGTTAAAAAGTGCAAACATCACTATTTATAATCACATATAGAGTCAGTGGAATTTTTATAGAAATTAGGCATATGCTGAAGCCATGATGCCGACTGCTGATGATATGTAGAATATAAAGAATGATTGGAATAAGCTTATACCAGATTGGGATGGAGATGATACATTCTTTAAATATACTGGAGATGAGTAGTTAACATATAATGATTATTACAATGGATTCTAATAAAAATCAAAATATATAGATTAATACATTCTCTGGAGGAATGGATAGTGATACAGATGTATCAGTTATTCCACACGACAGATATAGAGACGCTCGCAATTTTAGATATTTAAGTAACTATGGAGAATCCGAACATGGAAAACTTACTGTAATACCAGGAATGAATAATAGTCCTATTCGTATAAGTAGTTCAGAATAGGTTATAGAAACAAAGTGTATTGATAAATATGCTATATTTTTTACAAAGAGATATTAGGACGAAACTCATACTGGAGATTATTAGATATGTATATATAGATCTGAAATTGAATAGAATAAAGAAGTTTCAGAATATAAAACTCATATGATATTTGGACCATGTCTTGATTGGAAATTTGATGGAAGATTAAGCATTGTTGGTAGGATAGAAAATGTAGATAATATGAAGCTATACATAGCTGATGGAATTCATTAGATAATAGTTCTAGATATATTTCCAAATACAGTATATACTAGTATAAACAGTTTATTATCTAGTGACGACTCTATAATGTTTCCACCAGAAATACAATAGATAACATCTGGTAACCTTAAGTCTGGAGTAAATCAATATAGTTATTAGTTATATTCTAGATACAAACAGTCAACCAATATATCACCGATGACAAAACAAATACCAATTGTTAGTAGACTTGGTGATTATAATTACATTGGGAAACTGTAGGGCGAAAATACAAATATGGGTGTATAGTTAGGTATACATATAGATGATACTGATACATATAATACAATAAGACTATATAGAATACACTACGATAAAGCTGCTACTGTTCCAGAAGTTCATATTATATATGAAGGAGATACTAAAGAAGACTTTGTATTTACAGATGCAAATGATTCTCACATAGGACAAATCACACCAGAAGAATATAACTAGATGTCTGAATTCTATATAATACCAAAAGCTATAGAATCTAAAGACAATTATTTATTTGCAGCTCAGGTAAAAGAAGTCTCAAAAGCTAAAAGTGTATTTAATGATATAAATACAATATCTCTTAGATTTAACAAGTTTGGAGAGGCTTGTATAATGAATTACTCTGATAAGGTAAATAAAGCTGCTGGTATAAATAGTTCTGATGTTCTTAGTAGGTTTGATGAGCTTACACTAAATAGTGATTGTTTTAATCCTATAAATGAAGTAACTAAAGTAATGCCTGATTATTCTGGAGCTAATATATCTGGATACTATAATCAAGACGATCAAGCTTTAGATATAAGTCACCAGTTTACACTTCCAGATGAAAATAATATTATATACTTTGGTGGTAGCGGAAAGCACATAGATTGGAGATTCGTTATAACTCAAATATGTGGTGATACTTCTGAAGTTAAAGAAGAAAATAAAATTACTACATAGTCATATTATACTACATCTGGATTTAGAAATTATAAGATAATAAGGACTACATCTGACGAAAATTTCCACAAGAATAAATCAAGTAGAGGTATATAGAATATATTCAAAAAGTACTATATAAATAATAAATATGAGTATGTTGATGCTGGGTTTCTAGAAAATAAAGAAAGGTATGTTGGTTCTACGTATAACGACCCATTGATAGCATCTGATTTAAAATCGCTAAGAAGGGGAGAGCTATATAGATTTGGTATAATATTTACAAATTCTAAAGGCTAGAAGAGTACTGTTAAATGGATAACTGATATAAGAGTTCCAGATTTATATATACAAAACTTTAACACATTTGCCTTAGGGGGGTTAGATGTAGATTTAGCTGTAAATCCAATAGGTGTTGAGTTTAGGTTACATGATTTAGATAAGTATGATATAGATTCGTATGAAATAGTAAGATGTAATCGTGATAGTACAAGTTAGACTATTGTTTCACAAGGAGTTATATCTAGACCAATAAAGAATAGATATTACGATTTAACTAATAAGCCCGCAGTTGCGTATACACCAATATCACAGGTTGTTACTAATAGATATATACAATCTACAACGTTTTCTAATTTTATAAACAATACTATTGATATACAGAATAACGATGATGGTAAAATGTCATAGGCGGACAATTTGTAGAACATAGATTTATATTAGTTTGCATCTCCAGAAGTTACATTTAATACAGAATATGTAAAAGATGTATTAGATAAATATCAAGTGTAGGTATAGTCTTTGAGCTATATATATCCAAATATTACATCTTTATACTCACCAAATAAATTTTAGCCTTATAGTAAAAATTATATAGATTCAAAAGGTATTGTATTAAAAACAGATTATCATAACCCTGGATTATACAAAGATAATGATAAAGCTTATACTGTATATGCTGCATCTAATATGATGATAGATAACTATAAGTTTAAATGGTATGAAAATACACCCATTATAGACGCGGTAATTGCAACATTACTTACAAAAGACACATTGGGGAATTGTGTTAATTGGTCTATAAATTAGCTAAAGTATTATAAACAATCGAATGAAATTATAGGAATACCTCATAATATTAATAGTATTGAAAATATAGCAGATGACAATAAAAATGTATTTCCTGCAGTTTACATGCAAACTAGTAATCAGTGTGGAATAAATCAATATAAATTCGTAAAAGGACCAAATTGGAATGAATTTGCAAAGAAAGAAGGAGATAAAACAACAACTACGTATACTGATAATGTTATATCTGTTGGTGATAAACAATTTTGCAACTGGGTTTCTGGGATGTTATATGGTGCGCAAGTAAGAGATTTAGCAATATGGCAAGCTTTATTTGAATCTAAGACTGAAATATTTATTAAAGGTGGCATTGCTCTTTTATATTTTAGATTTTTTGGAGAAATTGGCCCAGGTGCTACAAGTTTATTGTTAAATATAAATAACGACTGGCTATATAATCCAACTGTAAATGAAGATAGCGGATAGGCAAGAATATCTCAGTTTGCAGATGTTGTTGGCGCCAGAAACCAATAGTGCGTATATTACGATGATAATAACACACCATCTGCTAACATCAAGAACTTTATGCTAAATAAGAATGGTGATCCAAGTATGAATGTAAAGATGTTTAATGCTGCTAATCCAAATAATCCAATTACAGAAAAAATATACTAGAGCACATTCTTAGGAACATATATATGTAATATCAAGAAAAATGTTATACCATATGGTGGATATACTAAGAACAATATAGAGAGTTCAACATATTATAGCTATTCTAACATTAAGAAGTATGTAAAAGGTTAGAAAAATAATATAACATCGTTTATTGGAGATACTTATATATGCGTATTCCAATATACACCTATACATAAATTTACATTCTCTGAGCCAAAGTACTTCTCAACAACATTTAAAGTAAACTACATACCACTTGAGACAGCATTAAACTTATACTATGAACAAGGTTATACTTATAGTGAAAATCCTAGTATACAAAGAACATGGCTACAAGAACAACCAGGTAGAGTTCGTGATTTTGGTTCTCAATCAATACCTTAGAATGTATATAATACAGCATATTCTTCACAACCTATATTAACTCCAAAGTTTTCACATAACAGTATAATGACTAAGCAAGATTAGTTATTTAATTTTAGATGTAGATTCTCCGATAAGAAAGAAAATAATGAGTTAGTTGATTCATGGACTATTTTTAGAGCAGCTAATTATATAGATGTAGATCCTAATTATGGTAAAATAACAGCACTTAAGACATTCAAAAACAATCTTGTATTCTTCTAGGAGAATGCATTTGGTATATTCTCAGTAAACGAAAGAGTTGCTGTTACGGATAATAATAATCAATAGATTCTATTAGGCTCTGGAGGAGTTCTTAGTAGGTATGACTATATTTCTACTAGCAATGGTATGCAGGATGATACATTCGCATGCGTAACTACTGCAACGGCTTTATATTGGACAGATTTATCAAGAATGGAATTATGTCAATATGCTGGTGGTGATAGATATGAAATAATATCAAAAACGAAGAATGTTAATACTCTTGTACGTAGATCACTATATAATAGAAATAAAACATGTATAAAAATTGTTAATGATAAAGCTAATGACGAAGTTATATTTGGTTTAGACATTAGTAGTTCAATAGCATTTAATGAAGTAGCACAATTATTTTATTCTACATATACATATCCAGTTACTACAGATGGTATAAACTTTAATAATATTTTATTATTCAATTATAAAAACACAATTTCTAAGTGGGATGATGGTAATGGTGAAGAATCAATTCCATATATTTGGCTTGAATTTATAATTAATGAATAGTATAATAAGGTAAAAGTGTTTGATAATGCTATATTTGGAGCTTCTGGTGATATTGTAAGCACATCAAATATTAAATTTGCAGGTAATAATGGAGAAAGTGATACTGTATATGGTGGAAAAATATCTAATAGATACCTTGATTATAAATTTTCAATACCTAGAATTGCTGGTTCTAAATTTGGAAATAGAATTAAAGGCAAAAGTTCTATATGTTAGATTACTCACAATTCTTCAAATGTAGTTATTGGTTATTAGTATTATATAGAGTATTTTATTACTAAATTTAGATTTATATGGAGTTAAATTATAGAAAACAATTAAGAATGCCTATTAAATATTTGCCTGGATTCTAGTACGGGTTTAATGGTTATGGGCAATACAATCAGTAGTATTGGAGTCCTGTATATGGCTCTTAGAATATTCCTAAATATAACTTTGATAGCAACGTTAGTTTATCAAATAGATTTGGTAATAATACTACTATAAATGGACAATATGGGACAACTGGCATAAACGGTAGTACTCTTCCATAGATATTCGGAAATGGTAAATATACACAACGCAGTAGATTTAATCCTGGAAGTATAAATGCTGCAGGAATATTATCATCTGGAATTAATATGTATTCATCTGTTAGAGATGCATTTGGAGACGTGAAGAGTTCTGATTAGATAATGAATGAATCTGGAAGTGGATATGGGTCTGTTAATGGGTTTAAATATGAAAAGTTAAATGACATTAATGGTGACCCATAGAGAGCCGAAGTTAAATCATAGAACACAAGAACCACTTTAGCAACTGTTGGTTCTGGAGCTGCTCTTGGCGCTACGATTGGTAGTACATTAGGACCAGTTGGTGGTGTTGTCGGAGGTGCTATTGGTGCTGTAGGAGGGCTTATTACTGGTATATTTGCTGGTGGTCATAGAAAGAGAAAGTTAGAACGTAGGCTTAGAGAGGCTGAAATTCGTAAGACTAATATAAACGATTATAACCTATCTTCTGCACAGTCTGATTATATGACAAATGATTATTATAATCAGAATGGTGATACACGCGATGATATGCTTACTTTTAAAAACGGTAAAGACTAGTCAATAGGTATTCCTAATGGTGATAAAAATAGCAACGTTGTAACATCTGCTGGTAAAATACAAGCACCAGCTAATGCTAAAGTAGCAGCTGGAGAGAGTGTTATAGACAACATAGATGACGTTAATAAAACAACTGGATATGTTGTTAAAGATGGAGAGCTTGGAAAAGATACAAACTTAGCAAACTTAAATAATAGCACAGTAGTTCTAGGCCAAGATATAGATTGGAGGAATGGAAAGACGTTTAGAGATCAATCATTACCATATACTTTAGCTTTAGAAAAGATAAACAAGAAGTATGAAAATAGAACTAATGATAAGATTAATAAACTAAGAGGTAGACTTGGGCAAGATAGTGATAAATTCCAATAGGAATAGGTTAACAAGATTAAACAACCAATTGTAGACAAACTAAAAGATTTATCTGAGCAGCAAAGTCTACAACATTAGTATAGTTAGAATATGTAGACAAATAATTAGTTACCAGGATATAAAGATGGTAAACCAAACTACGGTTATATAGAACCAGCTAGCTGGATGAGTAATGCTGTTCCAATGGGTATTGGAATGATGGCTAGTCTTGGACAGTATTTCCAAGCAAAGAAACAAGGTATACACACTCCAGATATTTATGCAGCAAATCCATATGAACAAGCAGCTTTACAAGAATAGGCTAAACTTAGGATTAATCCATACAATGCCATACAAAAAGTATATGATTAGGATAATCTTAATAGATATATGATAAATCGCGCTGGTGGGCTTAGTGGGGCACAAAAGTATTTAGCTAACGTTGCTGCTGGTTTAAGCACATAGAGAGAATTAGCTGATACAATCCAGAAAGCTTAGGAGGTTAATAATCAATACAGAGGTAAGTGGGCTGAATCTGCTGCTAATCTTGGAGCGCAGTATGCTTCTAGAAGACAGCAAGCTAATCAATATAATACTGAATATGCTTCTCAAGCACATGCTGCCAGACAACAAGGTATGCAGATGGGGCTTAGAAACTTTATGGATTATATACAACAGTATGCTGCTAATGAGTATAAGAGAAAGACTGGAAACGGAATGTTAGGTTTATATCAATAGAAAGTTGATATGGATAGAGAAAATATGAGAAGCTATTATAATAAAGATAATAGAGAATCTGGTGATTTAATAGTTCCAACTTAGCCAGTAGTTGGTGATGTTGTATATCCAAATATTACAAGTGGAGTATATAATATACAAAATCCTGGAACTATAAAGCTACGTAATAACAAATAGCTTAATAATGCAGTAAGATATTCTGGTTATCCTACACAAAATGTACAACCATATTAGTATATTCCAAATACTAATTATATTACTAACTTTACACAAATGCCGCCTGTAAATTACAAGTGGAATAACATGTTTTAATAATTATGGTATATTCAAGAGATTAGTGGATTCAATTACCAGTTAGAGACCTTTATGATTCTTAGATAATGCTTGCATCTATAAACGCTGCAAGAGATATGTATGAAAAAGGTCAATAGCAAGTAAAAGATTTCCAAAGGGATTATGGGGATTTTTATAGTCCAATTCAAAAAGATATGGATTGGTACAATAAAAATGTTATAAACGGATCTAAAGACGTTATAAATAGTTTATATGACAAAGGTATAGACCCGTTGAGATCTGCAGAAGGAAGAGCGGCTATAAGTAGATTTGTAAATAATATTCCAACAGGAGATATTAATAAGCTAAAAATGGGGTCTAAGATTGCACAGGAGTATCTAAGAAATAGAGCAATGTTAGAAGCTTAGAATAAATATAATGATGATTTTGAGAAATATGTAAATGGTGGAAAGTCTATAGAAGACTGGGATACTCTTAAAGATGGTGTATGGACTAGATAGTCTCCATCTGAATTTACAACACTTAAAGCGGCCACAGAAAACTGGTTTAATAATAGAACTCCTCACGCTTTAACAAAGGACGACGTTGTTGGCTTTGGTATGCCTTACGATAAGAATTACGATTATACAGGTTATACATATAAAGATCTTACAAACGTAGCTAGTAAAAATACTCCTGGATGGATAGGGTCCCCTATAGCAAATTATTATAGACATATAGCAAAACAACAATTACTTGACGAAGGTGTAAATAATCCAACAAATGCATAGGTTGAAACTCGCTTACAATAGAATGTAGCTGATGCTAATAAAGAATGGATAGTTAATCCAATAAAGCAAGTGAATGAGTATGCTAAGATGGACAAACAGTTTGCTCAACAGGCTTCAATGCAAGCTAGAGGTTTCCAGCATGACAAGGAAATGGAGGCTATTAGAAATAGAAATGCAAAGGAAAATATGTATCTTAGTTGGAGGTATAGTAATTCTACTCCAGATTCTAAAGGCAGACCTGTTATAAATGGTGGTCAAGATACAACTAAGCAAATGCCTCTATCGTTAACTCAAATGCTTATAGAAGACTCCAATCAAAATAAGAGAGACTTTATAGCTGGTAATAATCAAAGATATGTTAATAGTGTAAACTCTATTAGAAATCACTGGTTAGGTAAAGCTTATAATATTCTTGGTAAAGCTGATAAGAATAACAATGGTGTGATAGATGCCTCAGAATCTAAAGATTGGAAAGATAGGTATGCTAAGCTTAATCCTACTTAGAAGAAGATTTATGATTCTTATATAAGTCATTACAAATGGTGGGATTCTGCTAGTAAACAAGGTTTAAATGGCGCTATATCTAATGGCTTGTTAGACGAAACTGGACAACCTACTGGTAGATTTACAAATGCATTACAATACACAGCAACAGGTAAATATGCTGGTGTTAAAGACGTAGTTAACAACAGAGATATTATAAATTCTAAATATTACAGCTCTGTAGCAGAACCTAGAAATAAAGAAGCCGCAAAGACATTACTAGATGTACTAAGTAATGGAACGACGTCTAAATATTATTTCCCAGCAAAAGATGTAAACGGAAATGTAGATCTTACAAAGAAAGGAACTTATGGCAATGCTCATCCGGTTGTTAATATGTCAGATAAAGGTGTATGGTTAGGAAATGTTAGAGCTAATGCGGTGTCAACCGGATTAAATATGACAAAAGGTAGTATTAGTGTTAAATTCCAAGACTATCTAAAGAAAAACGGTGTTAAAGGATGGGTTGTTTCCAATAGCGGACTTGGTGTAGCAATGGTTCCAAATAATGGAAAATATTCATCAATGGATATAACAGCAAAGGTTTCTGTTCCAAAATCAGTTGTAGAGAATTTTTGCAAGAAACATGGATACACTTTAGGAAATGCAGTAAGAAAGTTAGGTTTAAGAACCATGGATGTAAATGGCAATACAGACAGAAATGGTGAATTTGTAGAAATCCCAATATCTAAACAGGTAGATAATAATAGAGGCCAAGGATTTGGACAAATAGACCAAGCTTATGATAAATATATGTATGGTCAAAAAGAGGCTGCTGGTAGAGAATTGCAGCAACAATATCAATCTTCAACAAAATAATATATAATAATATGAGTAACAGTGGTAGAAAAAAGTCAAAAGAAACTTATACAACGCCATCTGCGGCACAATGGAGAGCTAGCTTCGACGCTAATCAAGCAGCGTAGGAGTTAGCTTACTCTACGCCATACAATAATGGCACCGTTAAAAGCGATGTAACTTCTATATATAATTTGCCATAGTCTTCTACATATAAACAAGATTATCTTCCTAGTGATACAGAAGAAGATAACCAGTCGAAAGGATTTTGGTCTAATGCATGGGATGCTACGAAATATTTATTTAATGCTACAGTTGGTAATGCTATAGACGGTGTAAAGCCAATTTTTGATGGAACCGCTGTACGAATGATGTTTCAAAACCTATACAATACTAGAACAACCCAATATGAAGAAGAGTTAAGGAAAACATATAGCGATTTAGAAGATACATAGATTGCTGATAAATATGTAGATTTAATAAAACAATACAAGCAGGCTAAAGATGACTACGATAGAATGGGTTTAATTGTTGACGAGGCTAGAGTAAAAGATCTCGAGAAACAATTAGACGTAATGGAAAATGTAATTAGACGTAGTAGTAAATCATCTGATGTTTTATTAGATTTATTTGCTGATAGTTCAAAAGACCAAAAATTATCAGATGATATTGCTATGCATATTAATTCTATATATTCAGAAAAATCAAATAAAAAAGATTCTAGCTGGTCTAGTAGACTTCTTGAAACTTTCCCAGCATTAATAAAAGATGCCTAGCTTTCAATAGAAAGTATATTTAATGGATTCGATAGCAAAGAACGAATAAAACAAGCTATACGAAATACACCAGACGAATATTCTGATTTGTCTGATAAATACTTCAAGTCATATAAAGATACAAAAGACCTTAAAGCATACGCTGATTCTATTACAGACGAAGTAGCAGATAAGAGGAACGATATAAAGAGGTATCAATTAATGTATAAAAACGACCTAGAAGAAAATATAGCTATAGCTAAAAATGGCAATTGGTTGTTTGACCCGAAGAAAATAGATCCTAAATTTAAGAAATAGTACGAAGATCAAAATTATGGTTTACTTCAGAGAGTATTTAATCCAAAAGCGTGGGCTTATAATGTTGTAGATCTTGGTTCTTCTTATTCTATGTTTGAGCAAATGGCTGCTCAGTTTGCATATCAAGGAGCTTCTAGAGCTGTATCACAGATGATTGCGTATGCGTCTGGTGGAGAGATTGGTACTGGTGCAAAAATTGCAATGGGAGTTGCTAATGCTGTTGGTGGTATAACTCTTGCCAATAAGATGAGAGTCGGAGAAACAGAATCTGAAATTCTTGATTCTTATTCAAATAGATTATTACAATACGCTTATGATAATAAATCGAATTTAAGTAATTTGTTTGATTTCGCAGACAAGAAAGCAAAACAGATAGGTGTAGATCCAAAAGATTTAACAGATCTTGATAAGATACAATTAGCATTAGCATATAATATAGACTCTGGAGATAAAAAGTTTGATACAGAGAAAAGTTTAGCAAGACAAGGTTTAGCTAAAGTATTCAACGACAATATGGCTTTATCTACTGGTGACTATATAGAAACTATACCATTCTTAGAGTTTGGTGGTAAGATAGCTACAAAGGGCTTAGGTAAAGCTGTATATAATAGAGTATTTAAAACAGGATTAGAATTATCAGGTAAAGCATCAAGTGAAGTAGCTGAAAGATATATGGCTATGAATGCTGATAAGTTTGCTACATCTATAACAGACCGTATTATAAATAAAGCTTTAGGTGAAGGTGAAAAGAATCTTATAAAGAAGATAAAGTTATCTAATATAGCAGACTTTCTTAAAAAGAAAGCTAAATAGAGTTTACTTGTAGGAACATCTGAGGGTATTGAAGAAGGTCAACAACAATTACTGCAAAGTCGTTATCAGCGTGGAGAATATGATAATTATAAAGGCGTACAAAGTAATTTTGATATAGGTTCTATATTTAGTGATGTTAGATTAGGATTAGAGTCTGTAGCTGATTATTATGGTATAAATCCATACGACCCAGATAATGGCAATGAAGAGCTTAGAAAGGCCATGAATACCGGTTTTATTTCTGGTGTTCTAAACTCTCAGCTAATGGGTTCTTTTTCTAACTTATTTGGTGATAAGGCTGCAAAATATATAGGTGTTAATAATGATAACACTAGAGCTTTATTTAACCAACTTAGGAATGATGATACGTTAAAACAGCTAGTTGCTAGTAATTACGCAGCAGCTCAAGATGATGCTCATGTTGGTATATTCTTTAAGGCATTAGCTAATGGGAAAAGCGCTAACAGACTTTCTGAATCTTTCAATAAAATGAAGTAGTTTAAAGGAGATCTTGTGGATAATAAGTTTATAGATGATGATATATCTTTGTTATAGACTACTGATTTTATGATGAATAATAACAAATTCTTAGATCTTGTTGGTATAAAGAAAATACAAGATACTGCTGCTCATAGAGATTTAATACAATCAGGAGTTAAGGCTATACAAGATTATGAGAATTTAAGTTAGCTACACGATAAGAATGTAAAAGAACTAGAATCTTCTAAGCAAAAGATAATTCAAGAGTTACTTGGCGATAGGTCTAAAATGTCTGATGGTGTTAGAAATACATATGATAGTATATTAAACCAATATAACAATTATCTTGATAACTATATATCATCAAATATAAGCGATAGTAAAAAATCTAATCTTAGAAAAGCAGCTGAAGAACAAGTTCGTGTTATAGGAGAGGTAAAGCCTAGTGATAATAGATACGAAACAGCAGTACTACAACAAATGTCTAAGTTTATAGGTACTACTGCATTTAAATCTAAAGCTCAAGAAGAAGCTGAGTTAAAAGCAAAAGAGTCTGGAGAAAAAGCAGAAGATGTACAATTAGATAAAATAATAGAGTTAGATGATTATGTAAAGAATCGTGCAGATTTATTATTTAGTCACGCAGAACTACAATAGAAACAAGCTTTACTAGATTAGTTAAAAACACAGCATAAGCTTCTACAATTAATAAGAGAAAATACTGGTACTGATATAAATATAGATAAACTTGGTAATACTATTAGAGTTTTAAGTAATTCTATAAAAGATAATAAACAGCAGTATAAAAGTATGCTTAAAGACGTCAATGATGAAATTGACAAAAAGAATAAGCTTATAGATAACTATAATAAAGAAAATCCAGACAAGCCAATAAATAAGCATAAAAGAGTAACTATAGATAACATATTATCAGATTATCACCAATTCTCTGGTATATCAGATATTGAAAAATTATTCTCTATTAATGCGTTAAACGATTCGGCTTTAAAGTCTATGACCCCAGCTTATACTGCTTATAAATACGGTGTAGCAGACCCAAACAACTCGTTAGGTTATGCATATAATTATAACTGGAGTGATCTTACAAAAGATGAAAAAGATAACTTTAAATCTACTGCTTTTGACACTCTTAGTGATGAAGATAAAGATAAGTATAATAACGGGGAGCTTGATGATGATTTCTTTAAGAAACTATATCTAAAAAAATAGGCATAGAATGCACATAAAATAGATGCTTTAAGACAAGAATATAATTAGATTATAAATAAGCTTAGGTCAGAAGATTTAGAATAGACTCCTGCTGAAAGGGTAGCAACTTTAGATCGCGTAAAAGAGATTCAAAGAGAAACAGCTAAAGCTATAATTGAAGGTAGATTAGAAGAAAAACACAATAGAAAGAGAATAGCTCATAGACAATTCCTTGAAGATGGTGGTATTACTAATGATGATATTGATAATCTTAATACAGAAAATGAAGACCCATCGGTAAGGCAGGTTGTTAATGAAAAACAAAGATAGTTAAGCGAGCGTCAAGTTGACGAACAAGATGTCACACAAGAACCTATATCTCCTGAAGTTAGTCAGACTTATGGTGAAGAAGATTATTCTGCACAAAATAGCGATGTATAGACAGATAAAAATTATAACGAAGAATCACCGATTCAAATCGATAATGACAATTATGAAGAGTCTAGTATAAATGATAATGGTGATGTAAACATCATTGAACAAGACGATAAATTAGAAGGTGCTTCAGACGCTTAGAGAGAGTTACATGAATAGCTGTATGGGAAAAAGGAAAAGCGTGATAATAAACTAAATACACCAACTTTAAAAGCTAGTCATTCTAATGAAGAAGGTTTTAGAAAAATAAACGACTTCTTACAAGATGAATTAGACAAATATACAACTGATAAACAAATTATAGAAATCCCAGATGGTACTGTCATAGCTAGAATTATAGATCCAGAAACATTTGATGTAATAGATTTTGTAATTAGCAACAAAGACGGATATATAAAAATAACACGTATAAAAGACGGAGAGGATATAGGGAATAACACTACTGCTGGTTTTAATGTTCCAGAAGGATATAATATTTCTGATGAAGGTCTAGAAGGTATACAAGGAATTAAAATAAATTCTATTAAATGGGATTCTGATACACATGCAGAATTTGATGGCTTTGATAAAGATGATAATAGAATATCTGGCAATATAGATACTAATGCAGTTGTAAGTCAAACTATCGATGTAGATAATCCTGTATCTTCTGTACTATCAGTAGATAAAGAAGATGTTGGTGAAGAGCAACAAAACAACTAGCTTCAAGATAATCTACAAGATAATTACACAGAAGATTATGATGATAAAAATGATTAGTTAGACACTAACGAAGATAATGAGCTAGATATAAATTCTGGAAAACATTCTAAGCAATCTGCAGAAGACCAATTTGGTAAAGAATTAATTGTAGAAAATTATGATAATGATTCTCTAAATAGCGACAGACCAGATTCGGATGAATTACAACCAGGAGAAGATAATAAACAGAACACTCCAGACCCAAGGTTAGTTGTAGACCACGATGATGTATATAGAAGATTGTTAGAATCTACATTCTTTTATCAACCAGATTCAAAAGATGCGATTCGTCTTACTGTAAATGGAAAAGACATTAAGTTTAAGTATCCTGTAAAGCCTAATTCAGAGTTAGCTCAAAAATTAATACAACGAGGTTGGTTTGGTAGTGTTAGAAAATATTATGTTGTTTCTGGAAAAGATTCAAAAGATATTAACTCGTTTACAGTATCTCTTATAATTGAAGATGATGAATCTAAGTCAACATACATAACTACTATGAAAACTCCATCATCTTACTCTTATGTAGATAAGTTTGGAATAGAGAGATCTGTTGATGGTGTATAGAAATTAATTAATCAGCTTAAGTTTATAGGAGTTGATAAAGATAAATATCCATCAGCTTTGATTGAAGCTAGAGAAGAAGCTTATAGTAGATATGTAGACGCTAAGCCAATTCCAAGTAATTTTAAATACGAAGAGCAATATCAATATGCTTTAAAGCGTTGGTTTAGTGATACTAGAAAATGGTACGAGCGTCTATCATACGAAGGTGAAGAAGGTAAAATAAAACGTGGTATAGAATATAATGCAAGACGCAAGTCAGCTACTGGTAACATTCTTACAGACTCTCAAGTTTGGGAATAGATAGACAACTTGATTAATAGTAGAAATGCTATTATTGAAGCTTATTGTGTTAAAGATAAAAATGGCATTTATTCTATTCCAGATCAAATTAAGACTAATATAGTTCCAGAGGAATCTAGAATATCTAATGGTAGTATTACTAAAGATGGAAAACTACACTCAATATCAAAAGGAAATAATGAGTTTGGTATACCAACTGATATAAAAGATATAGATAGGCAGATAAAAGAAGGTGAATTATTATTTGGATTTGGTCGTGGTAGATTTGCAGATGACCCTTACACAATATCTAGCATTAATGGACCAGATACATAGTATTCTGGTATCGGGTATTCTGGTACTATATATTTAATGCATCAAGGTCCATGTATGAGCGAAGTGTTAGTTCCAATTACACTTAGTGAACAGCGTTTTGATAAGGATGGAGATGGTAATGTTGTTACTCCAGAAAATGTACAACTATCATTTGACCCATAGACTGGTAAATTGAATGGAAATTCTAAACCATCAGCAGCAGAAGCGTTGTTATATATGATAACTGGTAAATTATCTACAGAATATTTACCATCATCATCTATAGACACAATAAAAGCTTTTGCTGACTTTATTATAAACAATGGACAGTCTACTACAAAGATTGGTACTAAGAAGAGTTCTTTGAACAAATAGAAGTTCTTAGCTGATAAGCAAATTGCAGTAGTTGACAATCATGGCGTTGCATGTTTATAGATAGTAAACACAGATGGCAACGGTTCTAAGTCTGCGGAGTATATTCCTATAGCATCATTGTTTGGAACTAATAGTGACGAAGTACGTAAACATGTTGTATCATATATTGCAAAGAATATGCATTGGAATACTGATGTTGATGCTATGACTCATGAATTTCCACATGAGATTATAAATGTTATAAGAAAGTACTTCTAGAACAATAAGGACAAATCCAGCTTCTCTATATGCGGAATAAAAGAACTAACGTTTAATAGAGATGATTTATTTGACAACGAAAATGATACACTGAAGTATAATCATGTAAATGTATTATCATGGATGGTTAAGTCTGGTAAATTATTATCTACAACAAATGAAGAGAATGTATTTAAAGCTCCATTTGTATATGCTATTGGTGTAAGAACTGAAGAATCTAAACAAGCTATATCTGATGCTAAAAGTCAAGTTAAACCAACTAAGGTTGATGAAAAAGCTGGTACTGTTACAATTAACAGTAATACAACTACAGAATATCAAGAAGCTGATAGGTTTGGTGCTAATAGTATAGCTAGAATAAAATCAAAGTTAGGATTTAAATCCGACCAGATGGATTCTTGGCTTGTAAAAGGCTAGAAAGAATCACAAGAAAAGCTATCAGTATTCTCTGGGGAAAACGCTAAGGAAAGAGGTGGTCTAACAGATATAATTATGTTGGACATAGATAAATCTGACTTTAAGCTAAGAGGAGATAGTGGTAGTGAAAAACTTAATAACTTTATAGAAGACTTTAAACAGGCTGTTAAAGATAAGCTATAGAAATATGCTAGCGTATACGAAAAAGAGAACGGTGTTAAATTTGATATAGATAAACTTGAGATAAATGAAAATGTATTAAAGAATACTGCAAGAAGTATATTTAATGGTACAACTGTTCCTCATGTATCTATATTTAAGAATGGTACATCTCAATTATATTTTGTATCAACAAGTTCTTTATTAGGCAGAAATAACACTATTACTGGTGTATTCTCAAGAGCAAAACAAAAAGGAACTTTAGATGCTCAAAAAGCACGTGAGTGGATAGCTAATAGGCTTGGGATAAAACCAGACCATGTAGTTGTTATAGATGGTATTATGAAGAGCGCTCAAGATGAGGATGTGTTTGGTTTAATGGATGTTGTAACAGATGTTTTAAATCATGGCGATTCTCCAATATTTATGTTTAGTGATAAAGCTGGTAGTGGTATACAATATCATGAGGCCTGGCACTATGTAAACCTTCTATTGCATAACAAACATCAAAGACAGCAGATTTATGATGCTTATGTAAAAGCTCATCCAGAGTTAAAGGATAAGCCATACAAACAAATAGAAGAATTACTAGCTGAAGACTTTAGAGAGTACGCAGAACTTCGTAATAGTAAAGGTGTTGTAGGATTTCTAAAGAGAGCATTTGATAATATTAAACGATTCAGTGGCCTATTTAGAAATAAGTATGCTATGTATGATGTCTTTAGAAATATAAATGACGGAAAATATAGATTACAACAGATAGATAAAGAGTTTTTACAACAATTTAAGGTAGCTTATAAGAATGGTGTTAATAGCAAGTCATTCTACGTGTCAAATATCGCTCCTGAGCGCTTAAATGAGCTCTAGGGTATAGATACTAGGCAGCAGTTCTTTTAGGCCGCTACAAGCCTTGCAAATAAGCTTATAGACGACTATTCGTTAGACTCTACTAAAGGTATAGATAATATTAAGTATGAAGACATACAACAATTCTTAACTAATTTAAAGAGTTAGAATCCTGATATAGACCCATCTATACAGAGAATTATAGACTCTATAGCTAATAATCCAGATGTATTTGTATCTATTGTAAGTAATATACTTAAACAATATTCTATAGAGCTTAGAGAAGATGCTTTTAAGGTTAACCAATCACAAGTACAGGAAAGCGAAACACAAGAAGCTCAAGATACTGGTGATAAATCTGGTAATACTTATGATAAAGATCCTTTGTCTATAAGTAAGAAAGATAATGTAGCAACTAGAGCTAAGTTATTCTTGGGTTAGATTAAGAAAATGCATGCTGAAATAGACCCATTTACTGGTGAGAAGACTTTTGTTTATGATAAAGATCCTATATTTGGAAACTCTACATATGTTCCTTTTGATTAGGCTTGGAATACAATATTGAATAGTCTTTGGGATACTGATTCTTACGCTAAGATTGGAAAGGATAATAAATATGACAAACATTCTATAAGAGGTGTTGTTTAGAGGTTGGCAAAATCATCTCCATTCTTTGAATCATTAGACAAGAAATTAGACTTAATAAAAGATGATTTAGAATTATAGAGTCAAATACATTCTACCATAAGAAGCTAGATGGCTTAGATGATGTAGGCATGGATAAGTGACCCTAAGAAAAAATCTTCTAATAGCTTTATGAGTTTAGGTGATGATTAGCTTAGCGAATACTCTGTATCTACAAACAAGAGCGTGTCTGTTGTTAAAAGAGAATGGGAGTTAGTAAATGATAATCAACTCAAAGCTATAAAATCAATACCTAGAATATGGTCTTAGAATCTGTATCAAGCTGGATTAATAAACTCTGAATAGATGCCTATTATATCTAAAGAATTTACAGACGGTCTTAGATAGAGAAAACTACATGCATTACAATACACATACAAACATAGGTTTTATCCAAAAACAAAATATTAGATTGGACAAGCTTATAGTGAATTATCAGATGTACTTATAGATTTATTTAAATATTTGTCATTACCAATAGATAATGAGGTTTTAGAAACTTATGTAAACAATGAAGTTGGTGATAATAAATTAACAGATAAAGCTGCAAGATATAAAGTATTACAGTCTCTTGTAAAATCAGATAAGATTGGTAGTGTTGGTAAGATTATGTAGAACATTATAACAAGTACTGGTAAGTCTAAAATTAAATCTGGTAATATAGAGATAGACTTAGACCGTGTATTCAGTGGTTATAAGAATGATTCTCAAATAGCTCAATTAGCTAGAGCATATAATGAATGTTACCCATCTCCTCAACAATTTAGTATTACAGCTCCAGATGGTACTCAAAGATACCCAATATCGGAGAATAATACTATGTCTGATATTATTCGTATACTAAATCATAATACAGACCAAACAATAGAAAGTTTACAAAAATCTGAATATTGTAAGCATTCTTTACTTTTAGATATAGCTTCGCAATCTGACCATGAAACATCAAGTAGAGTCGGATAGTTTAAATTAAACTATTTTGTTGGTCTTAGAGATATTGATAATAGTATTGGTAGAGATTATCATGGTGTTACGTAGCTTGAAGACTATATAGCTAAGATGTTGATGACTTCTAAAGATATGTTAGTTCTTCCTACTATGGCTGACAAAAAGACATGGTACGCTATATCTCAACAAGGTCTTAGTATGCCACACAATTTAGTATCTTACGACAACTTCAAATTAGATCAATATACAATGGATATATTGATTGGATACTTTAAAGATGAGCTTAATTCTTTAAAACAATATTATAGTAAAGATAATATAGAATATCTTATAAGTCATCCAGAAGCTCTTAGAAAGAATTTCCATGGCAAACTTAAAAATGGAAGAATTAGCTGGGGTGGAAATGGAGGTAGATTTAGATATTTCTCTGATATATTTGTAGATTCATCTCTAAATGAAGAATATCAAGGTTCTCCAAAAGATCTAAACTCAATACTACAATATGAGTATCTTCGCGAACAAGAAGATATGAAAACAGAAAATGGTATATTTAATATCAGAAAACTTCGTGATGATAACAATGATATAGATGGGTTTGAATACATTAGACAAAGGTTAGATAAGTTTGAAGAATGGTTAAATGGAGATAATCTTAATAAATTGTTACAGTAGAAAGTTAAAAGTATGGTATATGCTGAATTAAAGGCAGTATCAAAAGATGGAAACTTAAAGCTTGGCAATATTGATAAGAATGGACAATTTGTTCCTACAAAGATACCTCAAATACTACTTAAGCAATATGCAGAATTATTCAAACAACAAGGAATACCAGTAAATACTAGCAATATATATATGAATGATAATATTAATGATTTAGCATTATCGTTAATGACAAATCATGTATTATCTTCTATTATATCTACAATAGAAATGGAAAAGGTATTCTCTGGAGACCCAGCATTCTATAAGAATAAATTTAAAACTAAACAAATGAAGTTTGGTGATGAATTCTATGATATAGATGTAGTTAACGAAAAGCATTCTGACAAGATTAAGCGTTTAGGAGCTTTGTTATCTCCTGGTCAAAAGATTAAGACTGACTATTCTGAAGAGTAGCTTGAAAAGTATCCAGAACTACAAAATAGAAAATATACTGTATTAAATGTATCTGACATTTAGACTAAGAGTGAATATTTAGAAGAAATAAGAAATATATTTACTCGTCAGTATATGATAGATGATATAGAAAGTTCTGTAGACCAAGAATTTACTAAAAAACTTATAGAAAATAACGGATTCAATAATGTAGAAGATTTTGTAAAATCTCTATATCAAGATGAGAAGCTATTTAAGAAAGTATTAAATAGTTATCCAAAGAATCTTAGAGAATCATTTGTAAATAAAGCTATTTCAAATACATCTACATATGGAGATATAACTGTTTCTGATGCATAGGTTATAGTTAGACCAGCTTTATATAGAAAGATAAGAATAGGTCTTGGGACGTGGAACTTTGGAGATGAATTCTCTGATTATTCAGACGAGATGGCTTATGATATACTTGAAAACGATTCAGATTGGCAATCAGACCCAAAGAAAGCAAAGATTGTATCTAAACTAGAGTTATATCCATTAAAGATGTCTTATTTCTAGAATGCCTCACAATAGATTGGAGATGGATTTATAAATCTTCCTATTTATAATAAGATGGCTATCTTCCCTGCATTTAAGTATATGCTACAATCAGATAATGGTAAAGCAATATATGATAGAATGAACAGGAGTGGCAATGAAATAGACATGCTTGCTTTTGATTCTGCTATTAAGGTTGGTGCTAATCAACAACAGTACACTCCATATAAGAATGGTGTTACAAGTCTTGACGATATGGATACTAAGTCTCTTAAACAGAAATCTGATAAATCTATACTACCAAATGATGATATATTTAATCCTGGTGGTGAATTATAGATTCAAGTACAAGATCTTGATGATTTAAGAATGCAGCTTAATACTGAGGCTCACGAGGCTTTAGAAAGAGCATTTGGTACACAGGCGTTGAAGTTATTATTATCAAATATAAATGATGAACTTGATTATGGAATTGGAAAAGATTCTAGTCCAATAAAAGGTAAGGATTTACGTTCTAATATAATAAATCTTATAAACGCACTAACTCAAAAAGGTGTACAAAATGTAATAAATGAGTTTGGTATTACTGCTAATAATGGAGATATTAGAGCTAATAATAAAGCTGTACAGAAGATTCTAGAAAGAGTGGTTAAAACCAACGGGGTTGGAGAAGGCGCTATAGAACTATTTAGAAATGGCGGTTTAGCCGAAGCATTAGGATCTAGATTATTGTTTGAACAATCTATATCTAAGGTTGTAAATAAGAGAGTTGTAGATGTAAACCTTAATGGTGGTTCTGCTGTTCAGTAGTCTGTATTTGGTTTAGTAGGAAAGAAGAAGGTAAATGATGAAGAAGGTGGTTTACATGTTCTTAACGGTGGTAGAAAGCTAAAGTGGATTAGGAAAGATAACTCTATGGAGATAATGCTTAGCGTTAGATTATTTAGAGATATTATTCCAAAAGAAGAGCAGACTACATATAAGAATATGCGTCAGTGGCTTATAGATAACGATATTATACATGGTATAAAGAGTGATAGAGTTAAACCATTAACTGAAGAGTAGATTAAATTCAATGATGATCTTGACGAACCATTTGCATCTGGTATATTAACAACTAAAGCATTAATAGATCTTGAAAATAATAACATAAACTCTATATTTGAAGCTATTACAAATCAAGATAAACTAAAAGAAGATACTAAGAAAGAAGTTGAGGAATATCTTATATCTGCTGGATATAAAGATGGTCTGAATACTAAGAAGTATGAACAAGCATCTCATGTTGGAGAACAATCTAATCCTAAGCCTATAGGTATTGGTTATCGTATTCCTACACAGGGCATGTCTTCTATATTTGCGTTTACTGTTGCTGATATACTACCAGACAATAATGGTGATAATATCATAGTGCCAGAAGAGTTTACAAAACAGACTGGTTCTGACTTCGACGTTGATAAAATCTTCGTTGCCATGAAAGGCTATCGAAACGGAAGCGAAGTTAATGTAGAAGACGTTTCGCAGGATAGTTTTGATATTGCTGATAAATATGATGCTAAGGAAATAAGGAATAGTCTTATACAGAAATATATTGATGTTCTTACAGATTCTAGAACTTTTGTAGATGCTAGAGGTTCTATTGATACAGTTACTGAAAAGATAACTGGTGAATTACTACCAAAGCTTAGAAAGAAACAAGATCGTAGGTCAATGTATGAATTATTACCTTCATTCCAATCTTAGACTAAATCTGAGTTTATGACTGGTAAAGATGGTATTGGTCCATACGCATTAGCTACAACTAACCTTGCATTTACATAGACAGCTCATCTAACTATAGATTTTGGACATATTGGAGAGATATATGATTTAGGTGCTTTTGATTAGATAAAGGGTAAAGATGGTATGTATATATCAGCATGGTTATCAGCTATGGTTAACGCTCATGTTGACGTTGCTAAAGACCCATATATTTCATTAATCAATATTAATCCTGCTACATATTCTATATCAGAGTTATTATTAAGAGCTGGTAAGGGCATACAAACATTCTCATTCTTAGCTCAGCCAGTATTAGTTAAATATGCTAATTTAGTTAATGCTCATAATGGTATATATCTAGAACAATCTGAAAAGGATATGTCTATATAGAAGTATCAGCAAGTTAAACTAGCAGAACTAAGAGGTGAATATAAAGATAAGTTAAAAGAATCTTTATCACAAGTAGAATCTGATAAATCTCTTTCTAAAGAAGAAAAAGCTGATATTAAGAACAAGGCATTAGTTTTATTATCTAATGATACGAAAGATGTGGCTAAGGCTATAGAAGATAGTAAGATTGTATTTAATTATGATGAAGGTATTTATTCTATACAAAACCCAGATTCTTATAAGAGTCACATGATGTAGCTTTATTCTATATTAGCATTCCAGAATCTAACTAAGTATGCTGATGCACTAGAACAGCTTGTACAATGTTCTTAGGTTGATACGAAAAAGTTTGGTAATAGTATTACAGACCATTAGAACTTCTATAATAAATACGAACAGTTTAAGTATTTACATAAAGATCCAGATTCTAAAGATGCTATAGTATGGAAGATAAACGACAAGGCTCATAGTAATCTTAAAAATGAATATGCTTTGGATTATTATTTTGATAAGTTGTGGATTTCTGATAAACTTAGTAAAGCTACATAGCTCACTAGAGGTATATTAAAAGATTAGCTATTTACAGCTACTGATGAATATAATGTACTATATCATTCAGTTATGTATAACCTTCTTGGAGACCCGTTTGGATTTAATGGAGAATCTAATAAATATAACTTCTATAGATCTACAAGTGATAAGAAATTTATACAAGCTATTAGCTCTTCTATAAATGCTATAGCTAGACATAATATGCTTATGAACTCTAAGATATTAACTAAGAAAGAAGATGGAAGTTATACTGGATATATAGACTTTACGATGAACGGTGATAAAGACGCTATATTTAATAAAGTAATGTAGCTTGTATATGGTAATCCTCAATCTGAAGATAAATATTATCATAAGAGTATATTCTAGAACTACGCTAACTTTATTTATAAGTTACAGAATGGATTACTTGGAAGCGAATTTAACGATTTGTTAGATGATGCTGGTAATATAAATAATGAGTTCTTAAACTACTACATATCTAAGATTGATAATAAATTCTAGATTGGTAGGTTTACTACTAAGATGTCTTATATAAATGTAGACCCTAATCAAAGATTGGTATTACAATCTGCATTACATCAATTATTAACTCATAGTAATAGTTATGTAAGAAGATTATTTAGAGACATTGTGTTCTACGACTACTATTCTACATACAATAATGATTCGTTTAGTTCTATATTTGATTTAGTTCCTATATAGTTCAAAATGCAGTATATCTAGAGTATAACTGATTCTATGAAGTCGGAGGATCTAATTGGTAGAATATCAGAGGATAGTGGCAAGATTAATCCAGATGAATATATAGATGCAATATGTAGAAATTATTGGTATAATGACAAGATTGTTCCATTATATAGTTTAACACAACAGGCTTTTACTTAGACAAAACTTAGTGCTGAGAAATATTTACTTCCTAGCTATATGGACGGTAATAGAGTTCCTGGTGCTATAATAACATCAAAGGGTGGTAATCATCCATATTTTAAAGTACAGCTTGGAAATAAATATTACTTATACAAGAAGGCTGGTAGTGTTATGAAGGGTAATAGTGCATATCGTGACAATTATATTATATCTCCAAAATTAGGTATTCATCAAGGTGGTAATCATCAATATGAATTCTATACAGGTTCTTTGAACGAATCTATATTTGACGATAATTTATTACCAGAAACATTTAACTACGGCAATGTTGAACAAAACGTAATTAATTACATAAACCAACTCAAGCCTATTGGTAAGGGTGATAATGCAGTTAAATTAAAGTATAAAGAATATAATGCTGCATTTACTGGGTTTAGCAACGCTAACTATTATAAAGTATCAGAACAGCAAAAGAATAGTTATGACCTAACACAGAACTCTAAAGGTGATGTTAGAATTATATATTCTAATAATCCTTAGAAATATGCAGAGTCTAGAAGTAATCTTAAGATTAATATAAACAGTGAACAAAAGACTGGGGTTAACATAGATTCAAAATAGGATGTAACAAAAGTTGTAGATGGTATTGTTTCAAATCTTGGTAACTTCGATAAAGATAATTAGAACTTAAATATATACATCAATGGTAAGCTTGGTGATTTTAATATAACAGATAAAGATAGGTCTGAATATATTAGTAATCAGTTAAGCTATATGGTTGATAGATATAAACTAGAATATCCTGATGCTACAGTTGATGATATAAATGAAGTTCAACAACAATTCTTAGCAGATGTACAAAGCAAAGTTGACGATAGTATTAAACAACTTAAGAATAATTAGTTTATTGATAGAATTATCAAAGACTTACTCGTAAGAGGTTATTCTATAAGTAGTATATATGCTGATAGTTTTGATGGTGTTGGAGAAGCTGCTGTAAGATCTGCTTAGCTAAATCAAGAAGATTTCACTACAGCTCAACCTGCCTATATTATATATGATAGGAATAAATATACTCAAGATAATATATCTAGTATAAGCGAAAGTATAGCTAAGTTCGATAATGAAGACTTCTTAACATCAGAACAAGATGATGACTTGCTAACAGAACTAAAAGACGTTAACGATGGTAAGGATAAAGCTATTGAAGATGCTAGAAAAGATATGGTAAAAGACGAGAATGATATTAGTGATATACTTGGTGGATTAAAACAAGTAGACGACAATAGCAGTATTGGTTTAATTGATGATGTTAACATAGACAGCAATAATGATGTTGACGATTTGCTTGGAGGCTTAAAACAAATTGATAGTGATATTATATAGCATGATGATGATAAATTTGAAAAAGATGCTATGGATAATTGTTTACAATGATAAAAACTGATTAATTATGATAATATGTCCTAATTTACACAATCCTTAGGTGGCTAAGGAGTTTAACGAATTAAAAGAAGCCACAAGTGAAAAGGCTGCCTATCATATTTGGTCAGCTAATAACGGAAATAGTATAGATAAAGCCCCTAATGGGGCTTAGTCTATATTGTTTAATCAACTATTATAGCAAACAAATGGTAATCGTGTAGAAGCTATACGTATAAAGTCAAAGATTTACCAAAGAGATTTTACTAATTGGTTTGGAGATTGGATTAATAATCCAAAACATTCATCTAAAGCAGTAGACGTTAATGGTGAGCCTATGATTGTTTGGCATGGCACTGATAAGCTATTTGATACGTTTGACCAGAACGCTACAGACGATAAAGAAAAGCATTTAGTACACGATAGAAATGCATTCTTTTTTACAGATAGAGAAGACAAGGCTTTAAAGTATGGCAATAAATATACTATTCCAGCATATCTTAATATGAGAGAAGTTGGCAATAGCGATATGACTAGCGGAAAGTTTAGAACTGTTAATGAGTATCGCAATCATGAAAATAGCGTATTAAAAAACGATAAGTATGATTCTGCTATATTTGTTAGATATGACAAAGAGGGTGATAATCATGGCTTTACACCTACCACTTAGTATGTTGTAAAGAATAACAATTAGATAAGATCTATTGTAAGTAATGATTTCTCTTCTAAAGATGGTAATATATATGGCAATAAAGTAATACAAAAATTACAAGATAGATCTATAGATAAACAGTTTAAACAATCTGAAGATATACCTAACTCTATAAGAGAATTTATAGATAAATAGAATCTTAAAATCAAACTTGCAAAAGCGAACCTATATGATACTTTTGGGGGATATACTTCTTTATTAAATCAAGGCGAAGTCGTTACGTCTGATAATATTATAAAAGGTGCTATAAAGAATAATACTATATCATCAACTAAATTACCTATAGCTAATCTTTTACAAGGCCACGAAGTTCCTATAAAATTAATGCAGTTAGATGAAAACGTTATTATTACTTCCTTTTCCGACGAAAACGGTAAAACCATAATAGCTGTAAATCAGAATGCTATAGATTAGGTATCAAATGAGTATTTAGCAAATGCTGTATTACACGAAGTTGCTCACGCAGTTACCGTAGGTTTTATTAATAATCCAAAAACAGAATTGCAGAGTAGACTTAAGGAATTAAATAGTCAATTACACGAAACATTTGATAAATTCTTCGATAGTAGTAAATTTGATAGATATGATGCTAGTGGTCTATATTATGGTCTTTCTAATGAGAAAGAGTTTATAGCAGAGTTTACGACTAATAAAGATTTTAGAGACATTATATATGGAGCTGCTGTTAAATTAGACCAACAGAACAATAATAATTCTATACTTGGTAAACTAAAGAACTTTATAAATCGTATATCTAATACTTTACTAGACACTAACTTATTTAAAGGTTATAATGAAAAACTACTTAAAGAATATTCAACTAAATTAAAAGCTCATCTTTTAAATATAGATGCTATAAAGAATACAGATAAAGATCCAGCTAAGATATATAGAATTATATATGCTAATACAGATCCTGTGTTATATGGCAATCAATAGACGTTTGATATTAATAAAATGTTGTCAAGATAGCTAAAATCTTTCGAGTAGAATAACTATATAAATGTTGATAGACTAGAGTCTACATCTGGTAAAAGAGATACTGAAGAATAGGCTAAAAAGAAACTTGATGCGTTATCTTTAAAGATAGCTAGAGGTTTAAGTCAAAGATTAAAAGCTGTAATGTCCTCAAATATAGATGCGGATTAGAAGTCTAAGATATAGAAAGAACTTGACTTACAAATTAGCTTGTTCTAGCAAGGCCAAGAATAGGCCTACAGGGCTTTAATTTCTACAATGTCATAGTTAGCCCCACAATTACTAGACGACTCGTTAGAAGTGCTTAAAATGTCTAGTAACAACCAAGCTATATAGGCTTCTGAGTTACAGTATCAAATACATGACAACTTTGGATTATATTCAAAGATATTAGAGAGTGTTACAGAAACATTAGAATCTGCAGAAGTTGTTTCTTAGTTAGAAGACCAATAGAAGAAATCTAGTCTTACAAAAGATGCTATATTTGGAGATGTTAATGACCTTATATCTATGATTAAAAAGTGTCAATCTATTTGTGATGGCGCTAACGCATCGTTACATAATATCTTAATAAATACTACTAGAGATATACTTGTTGGTGTAGGTAATGAAACACACTCTATAACAATGGGTGAATATCTTGATTCTTTAAAAGATATTGGATATGATACTGGTGTATTCTACAAATATGGTGGTATGGTCGACAAGGTTAAAGACGATGGTATTCGCGCTATAACATATTTAGTAAATAAAGCATTAAATAATTCATAGAAAATGTCAAATGAGAAGAATATAAAGTTATTGAAAGCTTTTAATAACTTAGGATTTGGAGAATCTCATTTAGACTTATATGAAAAAGATGAAAACGGAAGAACTACTCAATACTTAGTAAGAGATCTTAATTATGGTAAATTTCATAATAATTACCATAAATTCCTTAAAGATTTAAATAAGAAAATATCTAAGAAGTATGGAATAATATTAGATCCAACTAATAACATAGCTCCAGATGACAACGAATAGGCTAAAGTAGAATGGAATGAAGCTTTGAACGATTGGTTAGATAAAAATTGTGAAAGACCTTATAAGAAGCAATTTTATGTAGCTTATTCTAAATTATCATCAGATACAAAGTATGAATGGGGTTTATTATCTAAATAGATAAGAACTCTTAAAGAAAAAGTATATGACGAATCTGATGGCTATTATCATTATGATAGACTTGATGAAAAAGATAGATCGTTATTAACAGAATTAAATGTGTAGAAAAGAATGTTAATGAGCGATTATGATTATCAAGGTAATCTTAAAGAAGGTGACGAACTTAGAAAAGCTAAAGAGCTACAATAGTTAAACAAAGATCTTTATGGAACTGATAATAAGCGTAAGATAAAGAGAGATACTGAAGCGTGGTCTAATGCTAGAAATAGAGTTATAGAAGAATGTGGTGGTTTTGCTGAGTTTAACAAAGCATTAAACAATGAAGAAAATTCTTTCGATATTCAACGTCTTATAGACTGGGATAAAATGAATAGTAAGAGAGTTCTTAAACAAGACGAAGAAGGTAACATATTACTATTTAAACGAATAGAAGAAGAATCTGGCGATGTTGAATACGATATAGATGGTGATGGTGGAGCTAAATACAATGAAGTAAAAGAATAGATACGTAATATATTGTCTATATATAGAGATTTTACTACTGGAGAAATTGCTTATCAAAGTATTCCTTAGGGAGAAAAGATACGTCTAAATAAATTGTCAAAAGAACAGGATAGACTTAGAAATATTTCTAAACGTCAAAATAAGACACTTAAAAAACAACTATAGAAGAGAGCTAAATTATTTAATAAATATTCTCGTACAGAATTTACAGAGTATTATAAATAGTCTAAAAAGAAAGCAGCTCAAATGGATATGGAATATCCTGGTTCATATGATGATTTCTTAGCTAGCACATCAACACGTAGTTACGACGAATATACTGGACAGGAGATACTTACACCTCTTAAGTGGTTTACAAAAATTGTAGCTAGACCAGAATATGAAGATGAATTCATGGAGTTTATTCCTGGTGATGGTTGGATTGAACATTCTGAAAATGAACTTGCAAATCCAAACTACGATAAAGAAAATACATCATTCTTACAACCTAAAAGATATGAAGCTGACGAAAATGGTAGACTTATGAAGAATAAGCCAATGTATGATAATACAAAAGCGTTCAACAAGGTTAACAAATCTAAGAATCTCAAAGCATTATATGATTTGGTTTTACAAACTAACCGTGAGATAAATTAGCTTTATGATAGATAGTCTTTCGACGAATATTTACTCCCAGGTATAACTGGTAGTATATTTAAATACTAGAAGAATAAAACCAATTTATCTTCTGGTGTATTACAATATATAAAAGATGAGATTGGTATCGGAGATTAGAGTATATAGCAAGATTCGGATTATGCGCAAGACGTATAGAGAATCATGTCCAAGACAGACGACTTTGGCGATTTGGTAAAACAAAGAGCACTTCAAATATCTGATGGTACTCGTCCAGATGGTTCAGAGTTAAACATGATTCCTAGGTATTATACCGCAAAGCTTGATGATCCATCACAACTTAGTTCTGATCTTATTGGAATGATGGCTGAGGCTTATAAATTAGCAAGCGATTACCACTTTAAATCTAAAGTAAAAGATCAATGTGAAACAGTTGCTGATATGATGAAGAATCGTGATGTGTATAAAAATAAATCATTTAAGTTTTGGGAAAAGCAAAGAATTGAAGGTTCTAAATCAAACACTTATCAAATTGCTAAGAAGTTCCTATAGATGAATTTGTACAACATTAGATCTTCTGACATATCAACTGCTATACCATGGTTTGGAGGAAAGAAGCTAACGGTAATTCACTGGAATAAACTAGCTAAGTTATTTGGTGGAATAGTAACTGCTATAAACCTTGGTATGAATATAGCTGTAGCTGGAGTTGGTTTCTTAGATGCATACAGAGCTCATATAGTAAATGCTATTACTGGTAGAAAATATGGATTTGCCGAAGCTACAAAGGCTTCTAGTATTGTATCTTCTCATATATTTAAGAATTTCTTAGGTGTTAATTATATTGCTAATAGATTATCAAATGATAAACTAATGCTCATATGTGAGTACTTTAATGTATCTGACCAAGGTGAAAAGAAAGCTAACCATTCAAATAGAAATAGACTTGTTAATGCTATAAATGATAATTATGTATTTGGTATGTTGTCTGGATTTGACTTTCTTGTTAAGTCACAAATAGCTACATCTGTATTATTATCATATAGATGTTACAAAGGTGATTTCTGCACTAAAGAAGATATGGATATAAATTTATTTAGAGCTTCTAGAGAAGAGAAAAAACAGGCTATGAAAGAATGGAGACATGGAAAAACAGCCTATAGTATACTTTCCGCAAAGAACAATTCTCTCCATGTAGAAGATGAATACAAAGAGGCATTTAATCGTTCTGAAAATATAATGCGTAACAGAGTTATTAAGTATTCAGAATCTGCTGATGGTATGATGACTCCTACATAGAAAGCTCAAATAACTACGTCTATTATTGGTTCTTACGCTATGATTCATAGACAATATGCTCCATTAATGATGTCTGAAAGATTTGGTAGCACAGTGTATGATATGGATATTCAGCAGATGGATGGTGGTATATTTAGATCTGGTGCTAAAGGTTTTTATTATATAGCAAAAACTCTTGCAAAATTCTTAACTGGAAGTGTTAGAAATATGTCTGTAAAGAAAGGTTATGTTGACGCTAAGGATTATTATAATTCTAAGCTTAATAATAAAGATTCTATAAAAGACTATATGGAGAGTAGATATATCAACTATGCAACAAAACGTATTGTTACGGAAATTGCAATAGGTAAGACTATTTCAATCTTTGCTTCAATAATTGCTAATATATCTAAAAACGAAACTGATAAAGACAAGCGTAGGAAATTATATTTATTAGCATATATAATGCATAGATTAGAATGGGAGTCTTTAACACCATATAGAGCAGATGATATGTTTAATAACATTAAATCGCCAACAGCGGCAACTAGTGTTACAGATAAAATGGGAGATGTTACCGAATCATTTATGCGTACATATTTCCCATCAATGTCAAATAGCCTATATGATACTTTTCAAAATACAAAAACCTAGAATAAGTATAATCCTATTGTCTCAAGAGGAGAATACAAAGATTGGTCTAAAACTAATAAAGCATTATTTAAACTATTGCCTTATCATAACTTCTATGAACAAGTATATGGTTCTGAAGCTAAAGATAGATACTTTGTAAATCAAATTATGAAACAAAACGATTAATATAAAAAATAAACCCGGACTACTCTCACGAGCGGCCCGGGTTTTTCATTACACTTACTTTCTCCAAAAATCAAAACATTCTACAATTCTATTATCGGGCAACATGCCAACACCAGACTTATATACAGTATCTGCACATAAGGCAATATTTATAGGTATCATGAATTTATAAAATCCATCAATAAAACCGTAGAAGCTTTTTTCTTTGGATAATGAAAAATATATCCAATGTCTATACTTAGCACTACTAGTGGTTAATCTAATATATAGGTAAGTATTTAAACCTTCCTTGCTAATATATCCATTGGATAATATGTTCTCTGTAATCACTCCCTTAGTTTTTATTACTAAAGGAATGATGTACAGTATATTTTTATTTAACATATAGAACTAGTATCCTGTGGGTTATTATAGTCTTCAATACACAAAGAATCATTAAAACTTTCAACGCATAAAGTATCATCAAAAGTATTAATTACTAGTTCATCGTCAAATTTGTTTTCTACATTATAAATGTGACTCATAGGTTCTTTTTATTTATAAGTTTAACTTTTCTGCGCCATCACCAGTATAATACTCAAATGTATGTTCCCACTTGTCATTAGCCTGATGCCAGCATATTTGTTCTAACACGTCCATAATAGTATCTAGTCTACTATCGACTTGTATATCAGTAAATTCAAAAACACGTATTTCATTACTTCCAGTTGCGTCTATACCAATAATGTAATACTTAAAAGTCCAGTCATTATTAGGCTCTTCCTTTAACTCATTTATGATATACCACATTAAAGCATGTTTGTAAAAACACAATTGCCTTAAATAGTCATAATGAATCATAGATTCCTCAAAACAACCTATGTTTACAGTTGTCTTTAAATCCATCAAAGTACATACTTTGTTCTTAAAATCAAAATGACAACTATCAAGTAACGATTTGCATTTAACTCCACACATATTCCAATTTATATGAAATTCATGGTGTAGTTCATCCTCTTGTCCAACATACTCATTCTTAAGTAACTTAGACGCAAGTTTATGTTTCTGAATGTTTTCAGCCACCTCCATAAGCATATTCGCATCATATGGAGATATTAATTCTCTATTATCGTTTGCTTTAAGGTATTCTATATAATTAGAATACGTATCAGCCATTTTAAGAGCCTTAGAGAGCACCAAATCATCTGACTTGGGTAAACCCTTATAGCACGCTCTATATGCGCTTATAACGGCTTTATTTGGCTCTATTTCAACACTCTGTGCAAGTGTCCGACAGAACTCTTCCTGTTGTGGAGAAAGAGGTCTACTTTTATCCCATACAACATAGTCTTTATGGAATTCTTCGGGCTGTAACAGATATTCATGAATCATAGTTCCACGAGCTAACTGACGACCAGTTTCGCCCTCAGCTTTACCTGTTAGCATAGAATGTAAATAGGCTGGACCTTTCTTCAAGAACCAGCCTATGTTAGAGTTACTTATACGAGTCATGTCCTCGTAGTAAGGTACAGTTATCTCCATATTACTTTACAGATAAGTTCATGTCGTTAAATAGCTCTTCAAATGTATCCTTAGGATTTTCGTTTATTTCTTGAGCAAACGAACTTACATTATCAAAGCTAACACAACCAAAACGACTAACAATGAAATCAAGTACAGACTTAACTTCATCTTTGTCATTAAGACGATCTTCGAGTATAGATTTAATCAACTCTTTATTCATCTCATTAAATTCTCTCCAATAATGGATTCGTGAACACCTGTCTATAAGAAATTCGCTAATCATATCGTCATTGTTACATGTGAATAGCATCAACTTCCTTCCAGAAGAGTTAATACCATCAAGAATCTTCAAAAGATAACTGTCGTCGTAATCTTCACCAAGTTTGTCTATTTCGTCAATAATTGCACAGACATCTACATCTTCAAGCAAGTTAAATAATTTACATAGAACACTTGGGTAAAGTGACTTATCTATCAAGATGATAGGAAGATTTGAATCCAAAGCGATTTTCTTACACATTACTGTCTTACCAGAACCCTTAAGCCCAGATAGCATGACGCCAGTAACCTCATCTTTAGACTTCTGAAAGCGATTAAGAATCTTTTTCATAAATTTATCATCACTTTCACTTGAATACACCTTCTCTGGTAATTTCAGACTTGGTGCTTCAGATAAAGTAAGCTTTTCCTCATACCTATTATAGCTTACTGTGTAAACTGATCCAGGCTGTAGGTTATAATCCAATCCATCAGTATTAAACTTAAATGAAATATCATTACCTACTTTTATAAACTTACTATTATTGTTTTTCTTTTCCATAATTCTTTTGACTTAAAAGTTCTTGAATCATTTCATCTACTTGCTTATGATTTCTCACAAGATAACACTTCATTTTACTTCTGTGTTGTTTCAAGTAGTATTTGAATAGCTTCCATCGTAACGGAAAACTATCACCCATCAGGCCTTTACATTCTACGACAAACCCCTTTCCTATAAAGTCTGGGAGATATGTCATAGCTCGTATTTTCTCCTGATTATACTCGAATTTTGGTAAGAGAGTGAAATGCTTTGGCTCATATTCTACTGGTATTCCAGCATTCATAAAAGCTTCATAAGTATAACATTCGAGCTTACTACGAAAGTGTAAACCATACTTATCGACCTTAGTCGCATTCCTAACTCTCCCTTTAGACTTTTGTGGCATACTCTACAAAGTTTATACCATTTTTGTTCTTAGCAAATCCTGAATTAAGTAGTTCATTGCCACTTTTATCAGTTATTGTTACATACTCTGTATCCGCACAGTCTATATATCGTATGCGCCCGTTTTTCATTTTTATAGTTGGTGACATGTTGTATGATAAGTTATAACTTACCAATCCACCAATTACTCCGAATAAAAAGGCTAGAATCAATGTTTCAACCATACTTCTTTAATGTTTGTGAAAGCCAATCTTTAACAGTATTAAAACTATTAGCTTTTACTGCATCAGATATGTCTTTCGATTTAAACTTCTTATGAACGAAGAAAGCATCAAATTTATACTCTTTACTATACTTACGAGCTCTTAACATTCCTGTTTGGTCTCTATCATATAGTATAAGTATATGTTTCCATTTACTCCTCAATGACTTAATAATATCATCTGGAATAAATGTAGTTTCGCTTGAAGCTGCTATTGCATTATAACCCATCTCATATAAACACATAACGTCTTTTAAAGACTTAGTTATTATTAAGAGATCTCCTCCATCCTTAGGCAACTCGGCTAATCCCTGAACATACTCATTTGTCAAATTAGTACGCCATTTAGTATACTTGGATGCTAAAGGTCGATAAATCTTAAATCTATCATATACCTTGTATGCATACATAGGATTAGTTTCTTTGTAGGTTCCTCTGACGACTCTATTACAAAGAAAGTATTTAATGCTAAACACTTGATATTTCTTTAATGTATCAAGTGAGATATGAAATTGCTTCCAATATCTTTTATCTATTTCTGTGAATGGTTGTCTAACGATTCCTATATCCATAACCTTGCTTACGTTTTGGGTGTAAGCCTGTTGACGTATAGACATGTTAGGATTCATTTTACGAACTATTCTCAGTAATTCTCTTTCAAACTCTTCTCTTGTTTCTATTCCTTTGATTAACTTAACGAATTTTAGAGCATTACCTCCATCTCCAGTACCGTGGTCCTTGAAGAATAATCCGCCTTGTTTACCACGAAATATAGCAAAAGAGGGATTCTTGTCATCATTCCTTAATGGACTGTTGATAAGTTTCCCTATTTTTATACTACCTAAGTAGTATGTATAGATACTTTCATCATCCAACATAGACAACAAGTCTTTGAGACTCATTGTAATTGCTGTTTTCGTACTATACATTTGACTTATAAGTTCTTGTTAGTGTGGGTATCATAAGAATCGAACTTATGCTTGTTCCAAAATACCCAAATAGGCCATTTATTTGCGTTCTAAGCGTCTTAAATCACTTCCCTATACATTTATATCAAATCATATGCTTAAACGTCTTAAATCGCTCCTAAATGGCCTTAAATCGAATTGTGGGATAGGAGAGAGTTGAACTCTCCGTGTGAAAGCTATGGCTACAAACGCACTACCATATATCCCATGTGAGGTTTTTACAGAACCTCAAAACTGTTCTTGTTGGATTTTGTCCACCAGTGACTATTTACCATTAAAATGGAAGGTCGTCACCACCTGATGCCTGAGTACTATCAGCATTTGTAGCTGAAGCAAGAGGATCTGTTGATTTCTCAACATCTGCGACTACCTGTCGCTCAAAACTGTCACGAGAGAACTTCTTAATCTCTGTCTCAGCCTTATCCATAGGCTCAACAAAGATACCATTCTTAGATACCTGAGTATAGTTATTCTTATCGTAAACAACTTTCAGACGTAAAGCCTTCTTAGTTGCTACCATAGGAGAGAGTGTTGCTTGAACCCAATCTATCATCTCCTTGAAAGTGTTAAACTCACCTTCAATCTTAGGAAAATAACAATTGATAATCTGCATGATACGACCAAACTGTAGGTTATCACGACGCTGTAAATCTTCGTCGGTCTTAACCCACATGCTCTTTTCGTTCTTCCATTCTGTCATTGTTGCAGTTTTACCCTCATTATCCTCGAATACAACTTCAAGGAAATCATGACCGTTTGGAGACTTCTTAGCCTCTACAGATTTCAAGAAAACGTTCTCATTAATACCAACTGGCATATAAGAACTGTTGGACTCGTTATTATTTGTAACAGCTGTACTTGTACTATACATAATTTCTTAATTTTATTGAGTTATAACTTCTTAAAATAATAGGGATTAATCCTTATAAACCTTATCCCAATAGGTTGTTATGCTTCCATCATCGTTTCCTTTGGCGATGACTATATCCTGTCCTCTTAGGTGTGGAGCACGGGCCTCTTTAATAGAACCATCTCCTCCTTTGAAACTTATATGAGTCTCATTTCCCTTTCGGTAAACAAGACCTACTGCGTCAGCTTCTCCACATATAATTGCAGAAAGCTTTCCAACTAAGTCAAGTGCCATTTCTGACAACTCTTCTCCGTTGTTATCAATTTGTACATCTTTAACATGTCCGACCAATATGAATTCATCACAAAGCTCTTTAAACATGTCAATTACCTTACGTACTGCCTGTCTAATATAGAAATAGCCAGAACCGTTAGGCAATGTACGAACGTCGTCTCCCTTCCAATTCTTTCCAACTGGACTTTGACGATATAAAGTAGCAGCATAACTTAAACAAATCTCCTCTAATCGGGTAGCGTTGTCTATTGTAATATGGTTATAGAAATTATGCCCTACTTCTTTATTCTTAGCTCTAATGGCTTGAGCAGCTTCACCTAAATCACTAATGTTACGACATTGTATTGCCATAGCATCAATGAATGTAGAACCACCTTCTAAGTCTATAATTAAGTTGTTTTCCAACTGTGCCAATGCCGAGGTTTTCCCGGATTTAGGCCTACCATAAACTATGAGGAACTTTGGATTCACAGAAACTGCTGGAACTTTAGATGTAGGTAATGTAATCATTAACTCTTAGGTTTTAGATTATTTATTAATCTCAATATTGATATTATGACTGTTTGTATAAATATCAATAATGATCTTTTTCTTTGGAGCACTCAACGTATTCAAGAATGCAAGATTCTCGAAATCATCGTATGAGTAAATGTCGCGGTCAATCTGAATCTCGTCATCGTAGAAGATAACAGGAATATTGCCCGCAAGCTTATAAACCTTACCCAAAATGAACGGGAAGGTGTTCTTCTTGCTATAGTTAGCAAGGAATGATGCTGCTTCTGCAAACTCGTTGTCCTTCAGTGAAGCAGTACTAGCCTCAAAAATCTTTGCATCTTCCTGCTTAGTCTTGTAATCCTTAAGATACGAATTCGTTTCCATTAGATTGTCAAGAATAATATCATCAAGAACCTTAGAATAGTCTGTTGGCTTATTCTTCTTGAGAAAGGAAAATGTGAAAAACTTCTTAGTATTGTTGTTATTATTGTTGCTAGTTTTAAAAGTATATGTATTCATAAAATTTCAGCCTTAAAAATGTGATACAATAGACGCTTATACTTCTATCAGATTATTGAACGCTAGGTCATTCTCGAATTCAAGTATACATGGTTTTCCCGCATCACGGTTCTTTAACATGTGTATGTATACTTTATTAGAAGTAGGTAAATGATTTGGACCGTATTCTTGGATGCCCAATATCTCTGGTCTATGTATAACGCAAACGTAATCGCTTGCTTGAAATATAGCGTCTGATGATGACAAGTCACTTCTCATAGGATAATGACTTGTTGGATTGTTTATTCTCTCAGAAGATTCTATGTTTCTGTTCATCTGAGCAAGCTGTATAATGCTTGTCATTGGTAGCTTTTTAGCTTGTATGAACACCCTTTCTAACTCACTTATAGTCTCTAATACAGAGCCTACTTGTTTTGTTAGTAACGCATGATCGTATACTATCAAGAAATGCTTGTTAGTTCCTTTAACATACGTATCATAGAATTGGAATATTATATCCTTAACTTGCGTGGGAGTAGTAGGACTATCTACAAAGTAAATAGGATACTCCTTTAGCTTGTTGGTTACCGATATGACCATTCTGAAGGTATTGTCATCCAGGTCCTTTTCAGAACTATACAGAGTCGAAGTCGTTCTCCTTAGCTTATTTGAGAGCGTCCTTCCAACCTGCCTAAAACCAACCATCTCTAAAGAGAAGTTAAGTACTATAACATCTTCTGATTCATTTAAATCAATCACGTCTGTGGTAATTAAGTTCGCAAATGAACTCTTTCCACTTCCAGAGATACCTGCAATGGTAAGTACAGTGTTAGGTTCTATTCCACCCATACACTGCTTATTAAACTTATTCCATCTTGTTTTTAAGCTGACGATTTTATGTTCACGTCTGCCTGCAATATATTGAACAGCTTCATTCGCAACTACAGACATAGGGCGTATCAAATTAGATAAGTTCTGTTCCATATGTCTCTGTATTTTGCTCTTGCTGTTCATTCAGCATCTCTTCTTCAATTTCTTCCCACTGATGGTCTTGTAACCATCTCCACATAGTCTTCATATATCCTATTTTGCCTAATTTGGTTTTCTTCTCAAGTTCCTTAACTAAGCATTTGTTAATATGTTCAGCTTTGGTATAGCTTTTACTAACATAGGAGTTATAAAGATTTCTGCATTTATTCTTATTCGTTCTAAGATAGACTTTTTCTCCATCTGGACGAACAGTATAAACTGGGTACATATCGTAAAACTGATCAAAATAGCTACGATCTGGTTCGATATAAGCTGTAAGCTTTTCAGATTCTTGATATGTAATTGAATTCCCTCTCTCTATCGAGGTAATAAGTCCTTGTTCGATTAAGTATGATATTTCGTCGTCGCTAATTAGGCTGACAATTTTGCGGACGTCTTGATTATTAGATTTTTGATTCTTATCCAATACCATACTTAGGAAGACTAATTGATTTAAATTTAATTTATCTGGATAATCCAGAAGTTTTGTGTTTAATTCAATAATCATACTTTTATACTCTTAGGTTAACAAGTCTGATCGTCAAACAAACTCAGTTGTACACTCGTAAGCTCACTAATAATTTTACTTGCTTTGGAGATGTAGTACTGATAGTTTATATGGCGATGCTCTATAGGCTTTTCGTCATACATATTCAAGATAGTAACTCCTGATTCTGTTAAAAGATTTATGTCTGTATATTTTCTAATATCATATTTTTTACCTTGATAAGAAAATTCAAACTCTTTTAACTTCTCATTATATTTTCTCTTGAATAAATAATAATCGTTTGTAGATGCGTAAAACCTATTTATTCGTTGTACTTTTTCACTTCCGTGATATACCTCGAACTTTTTAGCTACGCGTTGTCCAATCATAAAATCTTTAATATCTTTATCAGACATTATAAACTCTTTGACTGGTTGTTTTGTAAGAAAATAATTTATAACCGCTTTAGGAATTACGACTGGTGCTAGTCCTTTCCCAAGCTTGGTCTCGGTTATAAATATTCCTTTCCTTTCTATCAGATTAGGGTCTTTGGATTCAGAGTATCCCTTAATGATACCGAAATAATCATTAATTGCGTACTGATAAAACGCTTCATAATCATTGCTTTCAAATACAAGTTGTGTAATAGCTTCTACTTCTGCAATAGCTTCCTGAATTCTACTGCGATTCTCTTCCTTAGCTACATACATAACACCATCTGTGTTAGCTTGTATAATCCTACAATCTAACTCCAGCAAACGTTCTATTAACATAAGTAATATCAACTGTCCATTGATTCTTATTCGGAAGACGTTAAATGGATCGTATAACCAACTTGATTCTTCTTGCATTTTCCCCGTTACAGCGTTAAGAGCAAGTTTTAATGTCTTGTCTTTAAGTTTCTGTCGATTATGTTTTGCATAAATTCTGTCGTTATAAACGCCAGTGTAGACCTGCAAAAATTCTTTTCCTACACGACTTGGAGCAAGGTTGTATTTAATTAACAACGATGGGTACATCGACGCCACATCACTGTGCCCAATATACTCATTCTCGTTAGGACGGAAGATTCCTGGTTTATTGATAGAATGTAATCCACCAACACCAACAGAATAGCCTAAGTTTGAGAGAACAAACTTCTTCTCATAGCCTTTGCGTTCATGCGAATCAACTACTTGTTTTTTCATATCTTCGAGAACGTCTTGTAATTTCGGATTTTTATATTGTATAAAAGGGAAAATCACATCCTTTAACTTTATGTCCTCAACAGGTTCTTGAGTGTTTTTTAACTCTTTTATATCTATACCTGTTTTCTCACAATAAAGTTTAGCAAGGATGGATTCCCCAATTTTTACTCCATCGAAAGACAAACATGGTATTCCATATTCATCTTCAATATACAAACGAAGTTTTATATCTTCTTCAAGTCTATTTAATAGATCTGTTGTAGATTCAACGTCGTTTATATTGTATGCAATCATTTCGTCAATATCAGAATCTTCGATTGGTAAATCAAATGAACCCGAATACTCCTGAACGTTTTTGTAGTGCATAGTTAATTGCATTTCTTTAAGACCTACTCTTAACTTTGAACTAAATTGCATAGTTAAAAGATCCATAGAGTTGAATTTATTTGCATATTTCCATTTCTTGAATCTTTCTATATCTCCATCTTCTGATTCTATTATACATTTAGACAGTTTATATAATGACTTACAAACTTCTTGACAGGTTCTACGACTCAATTGTCTTTGAAGATCTATAATGTAATTTATTACCACGTCATCATAATGTTTGTTGTTGTAACCACAAAAGATTATGTCTTTAGAAACGAAAAAATCAACTAACTCTGTTAGCTGATTCTTTCTATTAGATATTTCAAAAAGTGATAACTCTTGTGTTTCTGTGTCCTTGCATGTACAATGAAAACAGTTTGGAAAAATCTCTATGTCGTACGTAACGACTTTAAATTTTCGTATAAACATGGTTCAAAGACTCTAAGTTAGACGTATAAGGCGGCTACTCGGCTCACATCGCTGATACATATACAAATAAACAATTTACTATGTTGTGTAATGCCCGAATCTCGCTACAAGTAGCCATTGTGCTGTATGTTGGAATCGAACCAACTTAATGCCCTCAATACAGCTAATCAATAATACTTAAGGATTACCCAGGGTTAATTCCCTGGGCAAGTCTCATCAGACTTATCTAAATCCTCAAGCGTGACAATCTTGTCACATCCAGTTACATTATTATTAACCCAACTTGCTCCTTCTCTGCGGGAGTCTGACAGTAGATTAACATTTTCAACTGGAATAATACTAATTGATGGTTTTACGTAATTCATAAATTTATATTTATTATTATGGCCTTACATACAAGACCTCAGAAAACTCATCTTTTGTTAAATACCAAAACGGCTTCTTTCCATTTTTGTAATACATCTTGGTGAAATCATCGGGATGTAAGGCCAAATGAAACAGTACATGGAATATGTTAAAGATATTACTATCATCCCAACCAGACTTTCTTGCTCTAAGAAATAATCCTATTGGGAATAATAATATACCAATAAATAATCCAAGTATTAAACTTAATATTATTTCTAACATATTATTGATTTTTAAGTGGGGTTGTCTGAACTCGAATCAGAGATCTCCAGATTATTCATCTGGCGGTTTAACCAAACTAACCTACAGCCCCGTAAACAAGAGATGCAAAGCGTCAAATCTTTTAACACCTCTTGTCAAAAGAAGTAAAGAGTCAAATCTTTCAACTTCTTTTAGCGCTTTGCCAGTCATATACGCATTGATTATGGCTCTCTGAGAATATAAATATAAACTCGCCTGGGCTCAAGCAACATCTTTAAAGCCGACGTGGTAGGTGTGGGATTCGAACCTCACGACCGCTGCATTGTTAGTGCAGTACTCTAGACCAAAAACTTCTGAGTTAACCTACCTTTTTAAAGTGTTGGTGGGACGAAGAGTGTCACCACCAGCACTGTTATGCTGCTATACTAAGCAACACCTTGCGTTCGTATGTATAGTCAACTGATTTACAGTTATATCCTGACTTAGACACTTTCTTAAGCGCCTCTTTACATACGTCCACTACAGTATCTTTCTTAACGAATCGTTTTCCAGCAAACTTACATAATGGATAACCAATTGTTATTGGGTCTATATTTGGATATGTTCGGACCCCTCCGCCCATGTCTATCATAGGCACAATCGATGCCTTTTTGCTGTCATACGGTAATACTGTTTTGTCATATATCGAAACTACGACATCTCGAAAATGCTCAAGAGCTTTATTTCGCTCTTCCTCCCATGGTTTAAGAAATTCGTTTTTAAACAAATCTGTTTCTTCGCATGGCGCTGGATGTTTGCGCACCCATTTTGCAAGTTTATGTTGAGCTAAACGCTCCATAAAGTTTGCACTTCCAATTCGTTTGTTAGTATTCTTTTCGCACATAGACTTTACTTCTGATGGTACATCATAGAAGTCTACACAAGCACCCCAACTCTTCATACGCTCTTCATAGTTCTTACACTTTCCTTTAGTAAGCATATACCAAGGTTGTTTCTTAAAACGTATACTAAAATGAGCTTTTAAGTATGCTTTACGATCGTTCTTTACTGTGTTATATATAACGATTGGGTCTGGTATATTCGGTTGCAAATTCTTATTCATTTTGATAATGTATTAAATAATTGTGTTTTACGGCGTTATTTTTATCTCTGCGATAAATTATACTGGAAATATATTAGAACGCCTTAGAAGGCCTCTAAATAGCCTTAAATTGAAAGTATAGACAGCCTCGAACTGTCGCACTAATGCTGGTCCTTGTACACCATATACTTGTCCCAATGTTATAACGCAAGTTCCATTTTGAACTTATCTGCTATATCATCAGTACATGTTATATTAGTATTGTCGTTAAACTCTTTAAGTTTAGCGTCAAACTTGTTTGCCATCAACTGAGTCTCTTTAATAAGAGATGCAATCTTTGCTGAGGTAAAAGATTCTGTCTTACCCATATGCTTCTTACCCTTAGATGCCTTTTCAGAAGGATTAATGGCAGGAATCATCTTAAGCTGAGCGATAGCCTCCTTAGCTTCGCCAGCTGCAAAAATAGCATAGTTGTTAGTCTTCTTAAACTCCTCATATTTGAACTCTGTAATACCCATATTAAGCAACATGAGCATACCCTTAATAATGGTACGCTTCTCACTCATCTGTGTAATTTCATTGTACAAAGCTTTGAGGTCGTAGCCAGAACCCTGGCCTAATGCAATAGCCTTCTTAGCCATTACGTTTTCCGCACGAATAATCTTCCAATACTTGTTAATTGTCATATCAAGATTCTTACGGATATTAATGATCTTTGCTGAATTCAATTCAATTGATTTATTCTTACTCATAATTAGATTTTGATTAAAATTAAAAAAACAACTAATATGAATTCGAGAGATCATTTACCTACACTTGCTCATAGCTTGGAATCGAACCAAGTTTATTTAAGTTAATCCGCGGGGCACACCTCCCGCAGGAAGTATGCCCCAATCCCCTCGGGGAAATGGATAACTGTAAATAACCAAGTAACGATAATCCGAATTTAGAATTATCATATTTCATTATTGTGTTTCATAAAAGCTCGTTATGAAGTATTTTCCCTCGGGATTACACTTCTATATCCTCGGATATATTACTTACATTTTACGAAATCCAACAAATCCATAATCTAATCCTATATTCAGTGGATCACCATTACTATCTATGAAAGGGATTGTCTTCTTAGTACCATTGATGTTGATTACTATTTCACGTGGCTTTTCGGACGCGAAAGTACCACCAGGACAGTCTTGGGCCGAACCCGGGCCTCCCTCGGGAGACAGAGCCTTTTGGTAACCCTCGCTCTTCTGAGCTACGTGAGCCCAGCAATCATGTAATCTATGGACAACATAGTTATAGTCCTTTTTACGGACTGAGTTCTTTACTATCTCAATAGATAAACCATTGAGAATAGCTTTATTGTTAAGGCCGCTTGATGAATCTACTAAAGCGTCCCACACTTTCAAAGCAAAACTATCAAATGGAATTTTGTCCTGACAGCCTAATAACTGATTCCACCAACGCACTGATGTTTTTCCAAGAACAATAGTACCATTATCTCGGATTGTACAAATCTTGTACTTTTCTGCATCATTTGCGTTGTCTAGTATCTTTGTAGATACATTAGAATCAGTCATTAAAACTTGCATTAACAGTTTGCTTGCATCAGATACAAGCTTTTCCATATGCTTAGTCCTCTGTGATTGTTACGGTTACACCCTGCGTAGCGTTAGTGCTCGCATTCATCTCGTGATTGTAATCATCGAGCTTCTTGATGTTACCAGCAATTGCATTCTGAAGAGACTGCAACTCCTTGTCGAGGTTAGCCTTAAGCTCCTCAATACGAGCGATTTCAGCCTGGTTTGCAGCATTACACTGCTTAACCAACTTCTCTACATCAGAGAAGATGATGTTATTGTCACCGCGAAGAGCCTTTGTTACTGCATCTTCTGTAACCTGACCAACCTTAGACAAGTCTGGAGAAATTGGCATTGCTATCTCACTTGCCTGGTCGCCCTTGTTGATGAACACTACTGGAGAACCAGTGATGTCATTACCGAGCTGAATGCTTACTACATCATAGCCCTTAACGAGATAACGCTTTGTTGCACGGTTTGTTGTGAGCTCGATGTTTCCATCCTGCTCAATCTTGCGCTTCTTCTCGTCGAAGTTAGCTGCGTTCTGACGTGCCTCTGGGCGATAATACTGACAGCCAAAGTTCTGGCCTACAATAGAAAGAGATTTACGATTGTTTGCTACTACTGATGCTTTTACAGTTTCCATAATTTTTCATCCTTTTTGACATCGTTTTTGATAAACCAACGATGAAATTAATAAAATTTGTTTGTGCTGAATACAGCTTTATAAAAAAACATTTCTGCCTCAGAGGGTCTGAATGCTGGAAATAAATCAACTTCAATTGCTGTTCTAATGGGAAGCACGCTTCCAATTTTAACTGTTACACTTCTATATTCCTCTAAGTGAAGCTCAACTCATGTAACGGGAATCCAACGGTAGGATTAACTTAGCCCATCATTAAAATTGCTATCATAAGCTTTGAATGTTGAATGTGCACAATCAAGTGCTATGACTTATGTAATTTATTGTCTAATTCTAATAAACAATATGTGAAGTATACTGTTCTGTATCCGTCAAAGTCTCTGATGATTCAGGATTCGCGGAGGGTTACAGTGCTGAGATACAGATGTAAGTTTCCACATATATATAATCCACAAAAACTTTGGTAATTTCTTCTCGTACTTTCCACATACTTAAAAGTAACTACCGCGTACTACTATTGTTCGTCATAGACGTCGCCATCTATCCGCCGACCGTACTTGTCAACGTTACCCTATGCTCCTCCCATAGGTTCCATACTCAAGAGATACGTGCGTGTGTATCTATTACGCTTGGAGTTCACGTTTCATTATCGAACCATCTCACCTTCAAGGGGATCACAGATGTTACGGCTGTTTTGCTATTGGATTTTGCTTCCTCATTTGTTTTTAATCTCTCATTTCTTCAAGACAGTGCACGAACACTCGGGAATTTAACCCTATCATTACCCTTGTCACCCACAACATTCCTTTTTAATACATCGAGACAGGATGTATTAATGAGTCACTAACTCCCTATCTTTATTACAAAGACGTACTTAAGTTCTGTTGCTGCCCAT